ATGCCATTGTCCGACCTCAAATGTCGCAACGCAAAGCCTGCTGAAAAGGACTATAAGCTCACAGATGCAGGGCGGCTATATCTTCTTGTTCGCCCGAACGGGTCGAAACTCTGGCGCATGAACTATCAGTTTGCCGGAAAGCAAAAGACTCTTTCTATCGGAGCGTATCCGTCCGTTTCGCTGGCCGACGCGCGGCAGTCTCGTGAGAACGCGAAGGAGCATTTGGCACATGGACGTGATCCTGCTCTAGCCAGTGCGGACCATCCCGAACGCAGATTTAAGATCGTCGCGACAAACTGGTGGGATGCTCGGCGGAAAAGATGGAATGCCGTCTATGCGGAACGGATTTGGAGCCGATTGGAAAATCGGGTGTTTCCTCGTCTGGGCGAACTGGACGTAACCAAGGTTGCAGCGCGAGACATCCTCGCTCTAATTAAAGAAATCGAGGTCGAGGGAAAGCACGATCTAGCACGTCGCGTGCGTCAATACGTGAGCGGCGTGTTTCGTTTTGCGATTGCTTCCGAGATCACCGCAACAGACCCGTCCGCCACGGTGATCGATGCGATGGAGTCGAGGCCGAAAACAGTTCACCGCGCCGCTATTCGCGAGGAAGAGTTGCCGGAATTTTTCCGACGCCTCCGCAATTATAACGGAGAATCACAGACAGCGCTGGCACTCGAACTTCTGATCCACACAGCGGTACGGTCCAAGGAGCTTCGCCTTGCGACGTGGTCAGAGTTCGATTTCGAGAAGAAGATCTGGCGGATACCGGAAGAGCGAATGAAAATGAAAAAGGAACACTTCGTTCCTTTGAGCAAGCGCGCCATCGAAATCCTGTATGAACTGAAGGAAATCGCTGGCGATAGTGATTTGATAGTGCCGAGCCCCGACAAGGTGGCTCAACCAATATCGAACAACACAATGCTGTATTACCTGTATCGACTCGGCTACCACAGCAAGGCGACAGTGCACGGGTTTCGCAGCACATTCTCTACGATCGCAAATGAGTCCGGTCTTTGGCGCGAGGATGCGATCGAGACGCAGTTGGCTCATTCTGAGGAGGATGAAAGTCGGGATTCGTACAATGCCGCTCTGTACCTCGCTGAGCGGACCAGGATGATGAAGTGGTACAGCGAGAAGCTTGTCACCTTGTCAAAGAAGGTCCCCAATCGAGACGACTTGCTTGAGGGGCTTCTTTGAAGGCATGTGCAAGCGCAGAAACTCGATCACCTCCGTGGCCGTGTAGAACACATTGATTTCGACACCAACCTCGGCGAACCGTTTGATTTCGCCGCTTTGCCCCGGTGACAGCCCGCCATCTTTCCGCTTCCGAGCGGCGGGCTTTTTCATCTCGATGAGGAACAGCTTTCCGTATCCTGCGAAGAGGCGATCAGGGCAGCCCACGCGACCCTGATACTGGATTTTGCGGACGACCCACGAATTGTTTTCCGCCCATGCTACAGCATCCAGTTCTTCGTTTTTCTCGATTTTGCGCGTGTTGAAGTCGAAATCGGCGAGGGGTTTCATGCTGCGACCACCCAAGTGCGCAATACGGTCTCCCGGTTTGCTTTGGTGAGGCGGATACGCTTCAACTTCGGCGGCTTCGAACCATAAAAACCGAGATCGCTGAGGATCGTCTCGGTTTCCTCGATGTAGCGATGATAGTCGATGTCCTCCGGAAAATCGTCGGGCAGTCTCATGCACTCTGCGGCGCCATCGGTTTTCGGGATCTTTTTGAAATTGCCTGTCGTCTCATGGGGCACGGTGTCATAGATCGCGTCACCATCCGTCGACCAATAGTATCGGATCGCCTTGCCGAGATACTGGTCGCGCCACGTTGCACCGTTGGCAGCTTTGATGACGGTGACAAACTGGCGGATGTCGCGGCAGGCCTTGATTGTTTCCTCAATCGGCGTGCCGTGCTTGATGCGAGCCAAGGCAGCGTCGGAGCAGATCGTCATCTGCGGGTTCTTCATCAATTGACCGCGTACCGGATCGAAATCAGACTTGTCGGGGTTCCACGGGTTGCCGAGCGGTCCCTTGCGCTTGTGCTTGCCGTCCATCTTGATCGCAAAGTAGCTGTTGACCGACTGATTGTAGATGGCCTTGTATTCGCCGAATTCGAGGTCAAAGCCCGTGTCGGCTTCCCACTGAGCGCAGACCTGCTGTAGTACCGACGGCTTCAGGCGGTCTTTCACCATCCCGTCGTACATCTGGCGCGGGCACTGGAAGAGCACACCATCGGTATTTCCGCTGACTACGTTAATGCCGGCTTCAAGCGCACGTTCGACAAGCATCAGAATGGCGAGCTGGCACGTAAGCGTCACAGAAAGCAGCAGGTGAGGTGCATAGAGGATGCTGTATCGGCTGCCGAGCTTCCCGTAGACACCGTTCAACTGAATCTTACCACCCTTGTCCTTCACCTTGCACTCTTCGAGTTCGCGGTTCAGGGCCGCGATGCGATCGGGATCGTTGACTTTGGGTAGTTCTTCTTCGATCTCCTTAGCGCGCTTCTTGGCTGCCAGGCGTTCTCTACGAATGCCATCGTAGGCTTCTAGGAATTCCGGGCCCAATGACCGCGGATATAGACCGAGCATGAGGATCGCGGCCGGATACTGAGACGCCACGTCGGCATCGATGAGAATGTGCGTGTCTGTCGAGAAGGTTGCCCGGTTGGACTCGGTAGTGTGAATGCCTCCGATCCCGAACTGATATACCTCCGTGCCGAGCTTGATCTGTGCAGCGTCCGTTGACATCCATTTCGGCGACGCTGTCTTTCCGTCGGCCTTGACGACGAATTCTGTTTCGCGGACGCGCTCGAGCAGTTCCTGTAGGACAGGGGTCCGAAAGGAGACCCAATCAGGAACCGGATATTTGAACGTGGTTCCGGGTTTCGTCTCGACCTTTTTGACCTTGCGGCCGGTGATCTCCTCAACGCGGGTTTTGACGATCGCTTCGCCGATCTGGCTGTCCGATTTGGACATGAAGTTGCGATTGTAAACAGCTCCTAGCGCGCGGCGCAGTTCCATCGGTTCGCGCAAGGCGTTCCAGAGATTATGCGTGGCATCAAGATCGGAGTGGAGGCAGTAGTTGGCGACGATGTCCATCTGCTCGTGGGTCAGATGCATGTCGGGAGGGAACGGCAGATCCTGTAGTTGTTTGCCTTGCATCCGGCCGTTCAAGGACTTCAAACTGGCGAAGGCGTCGGGCTGCGGCTCGGACAGGTCGATATGGAGTTTTTTGACTTCGAACGGGATATCGATCCCTAAGAACTCTTCGGCTTCCCACCACTGAATATTACCTTCGATCAACCGGTCGCTGGCGCGCTTGAGATGTGCGTTGGTTACATGTTCCTGTAACGAGTACCAGATCATCGGAACGTCGTAAGAGAGGCTCCGATAGCCGACTGTTGTGTGCTTTCTCAAAACGGAACGAACGTATCGCCGATCGTAACTTGGCGACCTGGAACTTAACTCGACGCCGACGCGCTTCCCGTCTTCTTCGCGCTTGAAGCCGATGTAGAAGAAGTCGTGATAGCACTCGATGTCGGTAAAAATCACACTCATGCGGTCTTTTTCTCGTCTAAGATTTTGCCCGATTTGACCCTCGGAGCCGGGGTCGGTTGGCGGTCTTTAGCCGCCGATTGCATGGCGACCTCCATCTGCTCGGTTTCTTCAGAGCAAAGCTCGTTTCACAGAATTACTCATAACGACTCTTGAATTTCACGTAAAGAGTGAATATCACTTTAAACGAGACTAATGGAGACGCAAATGAACGAGAGCCTCATGAGGGTGACCGACGTGTCAAAGGTGACGACGTTATCGCGCGCCGAAATCTATCGCAGGGTCAAAGCTGGCACATTCCCGGCGCAGACGCGGATTTCACATCGGGTTTCTGCGTGGAACAGAAGTGATATTGAGCGATGGATCGCGCAGAAAACGCGTCGCTCTGTTGACCTTTCAGACTTGCTGGTGTGATCAATGGTCGATCTCAGCGACTTGATGGGTGCAGAAGAGCCTGCCGGCCGCCCACGCGGCAGACCTACAAAAGCAGAAGCCGAAGCCCGTTTGCAGAAACAGATGCAGGAAGACCTCCCGCACTACACCGAGTTTCGCAAACCTGTCGGTGTGATGTTCATCGCGAACGTGGTCGGTAAGCAGCCGAAGCAAATCCAGAAGCGACTGGAAAAGTGCCCGGTATCGAAATGGGCCACCCACGGCGGCAAGCAAGTGCCGTTCTACGATTTCATGACTGCCATGTCCTATCTCGTGCCGCCGCGCGGGAGCATCGAGGACTGGTTCGCTCAGCAGAATGCCGCCAGCCTACCGCCCTATGTCAACAAGATGTGGTGGGATTCTGCTCATCAGCGGAACCGCGTGATGCTCGCCTCTGGTGACCTCTGGCATACGGAGGATGTGATGCTTGTTCTCGGGCGCGTCGCGATGATGATCCGCCAGGACGTGAAGATGTGGATCGAAGACCTGCCGGAGAAGGAGTTGCTCAGCAACAAGCAGTATGGCGCCTTAGTCGATGCCACAAACCGGCTTGTTGAAGAAATCCGCAAGACGCTCGTAGAGATGCCTCGCGAAACTCTTTCCATGACCGCACATATCAAGAGCGAACTGGATAGCAGCGGTCGGATGATTGATGATGCTGACCGGCCTGCGGGAGATGATGAGTGACTTCACCTCTTCCCGGCGACACAATCGTAGTTTGGTTCTCGAACGGCGCCGCCAGTGCGGTTGCCGCCTGGGAGACTATCCGTCGCTACGGCGCGATTTGTGACGTTCGCGTTGTAAATAATCCGATTATTGAAGAAGACGAAGATAATCTTCGGTTTCAGACTGACGTTTCGCGATGGCTAGGTCTGCCGATCATCCTCCATGGAAACCCCGATTATCCTTCTAATTCCGCTGTCGAAATATGGGAAAAACGCAAGGCGATGGTGTTTCCGAAAGGGGCACCGTGTACCGTTCATGGGAAAAAAGAAGCGCGGCAGGACTACGAAAAACATCATCGAGTTGACTGGCACGTATTCGGGTTCACTGCTGACGAACGGGATCGCCACGAGCGGTTTATCTTAACCGAGCGTGACAATGTTTTACCGGTCCTGATCGATGGAAACTATACGAAAGATGACTGCGCATCGCTGCTGCAATTCTTCCGAATAGCGCTCCCTCGAATATATACCCTTGGGTTCCCGAATGCCAACTGCAAGGGCTGCGTGAAGGCTACGAGCCCCACGTACTGGAATCTGGTTCGTCGCATATTTCCTGATGTTTTCGCTGCCCGCGCCGAGCAATCTCGCCGCCTTGGAGTTCGTCTGGTTCGTTACAAAGGCGAGCGAATTTTCCTAGACGAGCTGCCTCCGGATGCTGTTGGCCGCCCTCTTAAAACGATGCGCATTGAATGCGGAATCGTCTGCGAGGAAGACCCGACAGGTGACCGTGAGGAATACTTCAATATCACAGAATGGTTGTTGGCCGCATGAACTCACCTCTCCGCCAAATTCGCCCACCGACAATTGATGAACTAATCAGCTCCGTGCGGTTTAAAACGCTCGAGGATATTGTTGCATCAGCGTTCGACGAGATGAAGCCGGCTAACCGCATGACGGTGACCGATGCTGCGAAGGAGTATTCGAGAATTGGCACCGGGGGCGGGCATAGCCAACCGTGGTCCGAAGATCGGACACCCTATCTCAGAGAGCCACAAGACGAAACGACATCGCTTGATTTCACGGGCATGGTATTCTTGGGGCCAGCGCGAACCGGTAAAACGGTGATGGTCCTGAACATGATCAGTCACACGGTGAAGACTGATCCCACCGACATGCTGCTGGTCCACATGGACCGCGAGAATGCCAGAAAGTGGTCAAACGGCGATTTAAGTCGATACCTCAAAGCCTCCACGCAAATCCGCGCTGAGCAGCTTACGGCCCGTCAGTACGACAATACGTTCGACAAAACATTCAAGAGCGGGATGCGGGTACTGGTAACCTATCCTACGCCAGCGAACCTCTCAGGCATCACCGTCAGGATCGGCGCATCGATCGACTATGACCGTTCAGAGGATGATATCGGCGGTGAAGGTAACCTCTACGACCTTCTGTCCATGCGCACGACGACATTCAAACGCTTCGGTATGACCATTGCTGAGTCATCGCCGAACCCGAATAAGGAAATCCAAGACCCTCGGTGGATGGCCAAGACGCCTCATGAGGCACCTCCAATCCGGGGCATATTCGCGCTATACAATCGCGGTGACCGTCGCAGATGGCAGTGGTGTTGCCCTCAGTGTGAGGAGTGGTTTGAGCCGGATTTCAAATTACTTGACTGGGGCGGCCATACGGACCCCATGGAAGCGCGTGATGCGACGGTTATGATTTGTCCTTCGCATGGCTGTATCATCAAGCCGCATCAGAAACACGACCTCAACCGCCATGGCCGCTGGATCCGAGAAGGGGAAATGATAGAATCCGGCCTGTCTGGCAAGACTGTCGTCCGCCCCGGTATGAAAGTCACGCGGTCAACGATCGCCTCGTTTTGGTTGAAAGGCCCGGCCGCTGGCTATCGCGAGTGGGGCGATCTCGTGATGCTCGAGCTTAACGCTCTCAAGGAACTCGAAGAGACCGGCGACGACAGTGCGCTCAGGAAGACCCGAACGACTGACCAAGGGACGTTCTATATCCCGCAGGCCCGTCTTTCCGATTTTGCACCAGAACTGCTGAAAGCCAAGGGCGAGGACTGGGGATCGACACCCGAAGAGCCTCTTGTGCCAGAAGGCGTGCGATACCTCGTTTCGACGGTCGATATCCAGAAGCGCGCCTTCGTAGTCCAGGTCTTGGGATACACGGCCGATGGTGATCGCGTTGTCGTCGACATGTTCAAAGTTCGCTTGTCGAATCGCCGCAATGCGAAAGACGAGCGACTGCCGATTGATCCTGCCGCATTCGGTGAGGACTGGGATGTCCTGATTCCCGAGGTGATGGGCAAGACATATGAACTGAGCGATGGCAGCGGTCGACGTATGGCTATCCGCGCTACGGCCTCCGACTCCGGTGGGGCGGAAGGTGTCACTGCCCATGCCTATAACTTCTGGCGCCGGTTGAAGGCGAAACAGGACGGTTCACATCGTCGCTTCATCCTAGTGAAAGGTGAAGCTTCGAAGTCGAAGCCGCTGGCGCGAACGGAATGGCCCGACTCATCTCAGAAGGGACCTCTTGCCATCGCACGCGGCGACGTGCCGGTGGTGATGCTTAATTCGAACAAGCTCAAGGATGCCGTTTCCTTGCTTATGTCGCGGCGAATCGCCGACGAGGGTGTCGATGGCGGCATGTTGCGATTCCCCGATTGGGCCGAGGACTGGTATTTTGTGCAGCTAACTTCGGAAACACGCACAGCCAAGGGGTGGTTGAACACGCGAAAGAAGCGCAACGAAGCATTCGATTTGACCTACTATGCTGAGGGCATTTCCTTGCGACCGGTCGAGAAAAATGTGCCTTACACGCACTTCGGTTTTGACCGGATAGACTGGAAAAACCCGCCTTCGTGGGCAGAGGAATGGGATCGAAACGACCTCGTGTCAGGCGGTACGCGGGACGATGATCCTCCACCAGTAAAAAGCACTGGATTAAGCGCACTGGCAGAGCTTGCAAAAAAATTAGCATAAAAATCACGCTAGGATTGACTTTCACCTTTTGAGTGCATAATTGTCACGTAACGGCAGCGCTTGAACGGAAAGGAGGTCTTCATGAACTTGCTCGTTAACGTGGTTGAAATTGCTGAGTTTATGCATTTTCGCCCGCTACGGTTATTAAGTCGCCCATGATGGGCAAAACATGGAAATGGTTTACAAAATTCCAATTTAATATTGTAATTAAGAATGAACAGCGGTATTACTCACCCTGCAAGAGCGCATTGCGGGGTGACACATGGCGACAATCGCCGAATTACAGGGTTGGCTACGAGAGGCTGAAAAAGCCCTCCACGAATTGTTGACCGGTAAAGGTGTCGCCGAGGTTCGTGACAGCAACGGCGAGTCCGTCCGCTATACGATGGCAAACGTCTCTCGCCTTCGTCAGTATATCGAAGATCTCAAATCCCAAATCGCAGGACAGCCGAGAACCCCGCATCGTGTCATGAGGCCGACGTGGGGATGAGAGCGGCTGTTGATCTTTCAGACCTGATCGGAACCGCCGCTGATGTCTCCACAGCGGTTGCCGATGCGGTGCGTCCGCCCGGTGCTACGGCGGCAGCATCGGGCGGGGTTGCCTATGACGGCGCATCGAAAGTTGACCGGCTTGCTCGTTGGCAGCCCGCAATCCGTTCTGCTGACGCGGAAATCCTTCCTGAAAAACAAAACCTTGACGCGCGAGCGCGCGACACAATTCGCAACGATGCATTTGTGTCCGGTGGCGCTGACATCTATCGCGACTCGATTGTTGGTTCTCGTTATCAACTGAATGCCCGCCCTGAGACCAAGGTCTTGTGGGGCAAAGAGGATGCGAAGTGGGAAGAAGAGTTTCAGGAAGAAACTGAGACCAAGTTCATGCTGTGGGGCGAAAGCCAGCAGAAATGGTCAGACGCTGCCCGTATCAATACCTTCACCGCACAGGTTCGTCTCGGTGTCTGCACGTTCTTCGGCGGCGGGGAAATTCTAGCAAGCGCCGAATGGATGCCGGCTGATGGTCGCCCATACCGTTCCGCCGTGCAGATGATCGACCCCGATCGGCTTTCCACTCCGATGGACAAGCTCATGCAGGATTGGTCTCGCATCCGAAACGGCGTTGAGCGTGACCGTCGCGGTGCTCCGATCGCCTACCACATTCGGAATTCCCATCCGAACGACGGCCCATATCACGATTTCTCCAGCCTCTCCGACATGAACTGGACACGGGTTCCGGCTCGCAACCGGTGGGGTCGACCTATGGTCCTGCACGTCTACGAGCAGGACCGGCCCGACCAGTCCCGCGGCGTGTCCGATATCGTTTCGGCGCTGTCCGAAATGCGGATGACGAAGCATTTCCGACGCACGGAACTGGAACGCGCCGTCGTTGCAGCCAGCTACGCAGCCTCGGTCGAATCGGAAATCCCTGACGATGTCTTGGCGGCCCTTGGCGGACAGCCTCCCGAGGGTAATGCCACGGTCGAATGGATGACCGCATATCTCGATGCGATCGCGGCATACAATTCCAATGCAACGAACTTGCACATGGACGGAGCGAAGATTCCCGTATTCGCTCCAGGTACAAAGCTCAAGATTCAGAACACCGGAGCCACCGGTCCACTTGGCGACAAATACGAGCAGAGCCTTCTGCGCTACATCGCAGCCGCGCTCGGTCTTTCCTACGAGCAGTTCTCCCGCGATTTCACGCAGACAAACTATTCGTCGGCTCGCGCATCGATCGGCGAAACGCAGAAAGGCATGAATGCCAAGAAGGCGATTGCAGCCGACGGCGTCGCCAACTTCATTTATCGCCTCTGGCTTGAGGAAGCGATCAACAAGAACGACCTCGAATGCCTCAAGCGAAAGAACGTCCCGCTCTTTTACGAGGGGTTGAACGCCGAGGCGTACTGCGCATGCGAATGGATCGGCGCAGGGCAGGGCCAGATTGACCCGCTCAAGGAAACTCAGGCTGCTGTTCTCAAGGTCAAGAGCGGTTTTTCCACGAAGGAAGCCGAGATCGCGAAGATGAGCGGTGGCGACTATCGCCGTGTCGCGCGACAGATCCAGCGCGAGCGCGAACTGGATAGCTTCTACGGCAACCCGTCGATCTACGACAGCACCGACACCAAGGACATGGAAAACTCACTGTCCGCCACACCAAGAGAAGGAGAGGCGGCGTGAACGCAATCCTCGCACGTTTTCAGGACAGCACAGCTCTCGTGGCCGAAACCCGTGGTTCGTGGCTCGAAGCCTGCGCGCAAATGGCTTCCGAACATCTCGTCGAGATAGAGAAGGCATCGGCCAACGACAATGACTTCTGGTTCAGCGAAGACGACTGGCGTGCGCGTTACCGGCCCTACAACGTCAAGAACGGCATTCTTTATGTTCCGGTTCAGGGTGTTCTCGTCAACAACTTCCCGTGGACGATCGGTGCCTGGATCACCGGTTACGAATACATCCGTCAGGCCATCAAGCGCGGTCGCGACGATAGCGACGTAAAAGCCATTGTCCTGGTCATCGACTCTGGTGGGGGGATGGTCTCGGGTAACTGGGACCTCGTCGATTATATCTTCGAAACCCGCGACATCAAACCGATCCGCGCCGTAGCGTCCGAGCACGCGTATTCCGCTGCTTACAACATTGCCGCTGCGACCAGTCATATCACGGTCGCACGCACGGGAGGTGTCGGTTCGATCGGCGTCATCATCACCCATTTCGAATATTCCGAATACCTCAAGAGCGCAGGTATCAAGGTCAACATCATCCGCTCCAAGCCCGGCAAGGCACAGGGTAATTCGATCGAGCCGCTTTCCGAGGAAGCCCGGAAGAAGTGGAAAGCCGAAGTGGATGAACTCCACAAGCAATTCGTCGCCATGGTGGCGAGGGGTCGAGGCATGGAGGAGGAGGCGGTCGACGATACCGACGCGCAGACCTTCATGGCTCGTCAAGCCGTCAAGATCGGATTGGCTGACGCCATCGGAACTCTCGACGACGCTGTAACGGCCCTTGAGGCCACGTTCTCACAAGAAGGAGAAGAACCAATGGCCGAAAATAAACAGGCCGAATACGAAGCCGCGGTCGCTGCCGCACGTGCGGAAGGTGCCGCTGAAGGTGAAAAGACCGGTGCCGCCAACGCGATTTCCCGCATCAATGCGATCATCGGCTCCGACGCCGGCAAGGCTCGCCCTACCGCCGCTCTGAACGCTGCTCTCAAGACATCAATGTCTGCTGAGGAAGCAACGGAGTTTCTGGCTTCGCTGCCGGAAGAAGCGAAGCCAGATGCCGCCACCACCACGCAGCCCGGTGCAGGCGCACCTGCTGGCATGTTCACCGCCGCGATGGACGGAAGCAACCAGCCAAACATCGCTGCTGGCACTGGCGGCAACGACGATAACCAGGCAACCGATGTCGACAAGGACCGAGCGCTGATCCGCGGCTACGGCCTCGCCGGCTTCTCTGACAACAAGGAGTAAACCGCGATGGCAAACATTACGCCTCCCTATGCAGATCCCGGCCGCGCAGCGTTCGAGGAACTCGACACCTACCTGCAGAACCATCTGCTGGCAGGTTCCCACCCGGAACTGGCACCCGCCTATTCGTTCCCGATTCCGCTGAACGCGAACTACGCGCAGTTTACGGTGCTCGGCTTGAACGCAAGCAAGGAACTGGTGCCTGCCGTTACCGGAAGCGCCGACCCTGATGACGACGTGCAGGCCATCGGCGTGCTCGCCCATGCAGTCTCGCGTGGCGGCGCAGGTTCGCCTGCCGTCAATGGTCAGGTGTTCTACTCCGGCTGCTTCAACCAGGATGCGCTCGTATGGGACGACTCTTTCAGCACCGACGCGCTGAAGCAGGCGGCCTTCCTCGGCGCGCCCACTCCCACCACCATCATCGTCGCGAAGCGCGCGTAAAAGGAGGCTTCAATGGGCACTCAGACCCAACATCTCGAACTATGGGACACCAGCCGCTTCCTCGGCGTGTTCCGTGACATCAAGCCCGATCCGCTCTACTGGACTCAGTGGTTCCCTTACGAATTGCGCTCCAACGACGAATGGATCGACTTCGAAAAGATGCCGGTGCAGGGTCGCAAGCTCGCCCCGTTTGTCATGCCGCTCGCTCGCGGCGAGTCGGTCTACGAAGACACCGGAACTGGTTTCCGCTTCAAGCCGGCCTACATCAAACTGGAAGACCAGATCGACCCGCTCATGCCGCTTCGTCGTCGTGTCGGTATCGATGCAAACATGTCTCAGATGCCCGTTCAGCTTACGCCGATGCAGCGCCTCACACTGATCCGCGCTGCGATCGCCGAGAGCCATGTTCGTGCCATCAATCGCCGCTGGAACTGGATGGCGGCAACCGCGCTGCGTGACGGCAAAGTCACCATCTCCGGTGAAAATTACCCCACCACGCTCGTCGACTTCAAGCGTGCAGCGAACCACACGATCACGCTTGGCGCCGGCAGCCGCTTCGGTGAGAGTGGTGTTTCCATCGTCGATTTTATCCAGTTGGTGATCGACCGCATGGCCAACGCAGACTTCGGCGGCGTTCCCGTTCGTGTGACGATGGGCGGCGGCGTTTGGGCCATCATGCGCAAGGACGAAGAGTTCAAAACGCATATGGATATCAACATCAAGGGCGGGAACATCGTCTACGAACGCGGCTTGGTCACTGGTGATCCAGTCTTCAAAGTGGGCGAAATGACCATCGGCGGCGGTTCCGGCCAGTCAATTGAACTGTGGGTCGACAACTCCACCTTCATTGATCCCAGCACTGGCACCTCCGCACGTTACATCGGCAACCACCAGATGCTGTTCACGAGCACTGCCGAGGCCGTCAGCGGAACTCGCGCATTTGGCCGGATCATCGACAAGAAGGCCGGCTACGAAGCCCTCCCGATCTTCCCGAAGAACTGGGAAACTACGGGTGATGTCGAAGTCGAATACATCACCCACAAGTCGGCTCCGCTGTTCGTTCCGATCAACCCGAACGCCACGCTGCTGGCCAACGTCATCGCGCCGTAACCAGCGGGCGGCGTCTGTTCTTTAGAGCATTCAGCATCCCCTGCATGGGGATGCTTTTTCCCATCAACAGGAGACTGAGAAAATGGAATACGGTTTTACGCTTCACAGCATCCGTCGCAAGGGCGAAGAGCTTGCCGTCGGCAAAGTCGAGGAATTCACCAATGCCGATTTCAAAGACATGGTTCGTCTCGGCGCCATCCGCGAACCGACTGCCGACGAGATGAAGCTTTACAAGCTTGCTAACCCTGACCACGCCGTCGATCTCGACAATGATGAGACCGGCGTCGACGAACCGAAGTCAGGTAAGGGCAAGGGTAAGGCTCCTGTGAAACCCAAAGCTGATGCCGCTACCGGTGAAGGTGCCAGCGAAGGTGAAGGCGGAGCACTCGTCTGATGAACTGGCGGGAAAGGAAGCGCGAGCATCTGCTTCCAGTCCATGAAACCTTCTCGATTCCCGCGGTGTATCTCACCCATGCCGCGGGAATTCCCGTGCCCGTCAATATTCGGCTCCATCAGCGTCCCGCGGTTATTGAAGTGCAGGGGGAGGATGGAACCGGACAGATCATCGACATCGCCGATCGCGTTATCTTTACGGTCGCGGAAGTGGCTAACGTGGTTACGAGCGCCTTCGTCATTCTGAGCGATACCGAGGCATATGTGACCGGCCCAAGCCGCCCGGAACGTGAGGGTTTCGTTTGGGTCGAGGTTCGAACTGCCACCAAAGCAGAGTTGGCAAGCTTGCTGTCTCAGGTCGACACCGCAGGCGACGAGTGGAGGGGTATCCCGCCATGGTCGCAGCAGTAATCGCCATTGAATTCGATCAGCTTTCGTTCGTCGGTGAAATGACGAACTCGACCGAACTGGCATTGGTACGTGCTCTCAACACGACAGCGACGCGTGATCGCACCAAGTTTGCTCGTGCTGCCCGAGACCAAGTGGCGTTCCCGGCGTCTTACGTTTCTCCTTCCAGCAAGCGTCTTTGGGTGAAGACGAAGGCGAAACGTAACGCGCTCGAGACCATTATCGAGGGTAGGGGGTCGGCGACCTCACTGGCCCGTTTCACGAAGCAGAAGCCGTTGGCGGGCGGTCAACGCCACAAGGGTGGTAAGATCAATGTGACGGTGAAGCCGGGTCAGACCCGGTCTATCCGTCGGGCTTTTCTTATGCGCCTGAAGAACAACAATATAGGCCTTGCTGTCAGGACAGACGGCTCGTTGCCGCAGGGTGCTTACAAACCAAGATCATTGGGAAAGAACCTCTGGCTTCTTTACGGTCCGTCTGTCGACCAGGCTCTCCGCGCTGCATCAGATGGCGGCGGTATCTATGAGGAGATGACGCCTGAGTCGTTGGACTTCCTCGAGAATGAATTTTTCAGACAGTTGGAGTTGTTGAATGGGTGATCCTTTTCGCCTGCGGGTTATGAAGCAGTTGAGCCTCCAGGTGAAGGAGGTGAATCCAGCGAACGGTTGCGAGTTTGATCTGTCGGATTTCGTTGACAGCGCTGGCCGATCTGCAGAGCGTGTATTCCGTGGTCGAACAGTGTTCGGCGACAACGATCCCCGACCGATGGTCGTGCTGCTCGAAGACCCACGTCCTGCCGAGGCCGTCAACGGCACGTCCACGTCTCCTGCCGCCATCAATCAGTTTCGCGTGTTGCTTCAGGGCTTCGTCGAAGATGATCGAGAGCATCCGCTTGATCCGGCGTACAAGCTGTCGGCCGAAATTATCAGAGCACTGGTGCGCGCCAAGGCTAATCGCTTCGACATTCTCGGTCTCGGAAATAAGGCACCTTGTGTGATGTCGTTGTCGATAGGTCAGCCCGTACATCGACCACCGGACGACGAGGTTTCAAGCGTCGCCTATTTCCTCATACCCGTCACTCTCGGCCTTGCCGAAAACCTTGAGACGCCTTTCGCGTAGCATAAAATCACGTTATAGTCGCAATACTCACAAGGAGAGAAATTCTATGGACCTGCAATCCCGCAATCTTACTGTACCGCGCGGAACCGCTCTTTTCGCAAAATACAAGCCCGGAACGCAGGTTCCTGGACCTTTTCGCGAACTCGGTAACACGCCTGAATTCACGCTGGCTCGCGAAGCTGAAACGCTGCCTCACTATTCGTCGCGGGTCGGCTTCCGTACACTGGATGAAGAAGTCGCGATTGAAGCGACTCTGACCGGTTCCGTCACGACGGACGATATGAAGGCCGAGAACGCGGCGTACTTCTTTATGAGCGAGGTGAAGACGATCACCGTTACCGCCAGCTCGAACGTTGAAGAAACTTTCGAAGAAGTCAAAGCAGGTGACCTTTATCAGCTCGGCTTCAACGACACCAACCCGTCCGGTGCCCGAAAAGTCACCACCGTCGTTATTACCGACGGCGCCGCGACGACTCCGGCCACATTCGTTCTCGACGAGGACTACCTCCTCGATGCCGATCTGGGCACGGTCTACATCCCTGCCGGCAGCGCAGCGATCGGTGGTTCGATTGAAGTCAGTTATTCAGTGGCTGCCTCCACGCGCGACCAGATCGTTGCCGGGGAAACGCAGGTAGAAGGCGCGCTCAAATTCATCTCGAACAATCCGATCGGTCCACAGTTCGACATCACGTTCCCGCGCGTTCGCCTGTCTCCCAATGGTGACCTCGCCCTGATCATGGACCCTGAGTCCAGCGAGTGGCAGCAGTTGCCGCTTTCGATCAGCGTCATGAAAAAGGGTAACCTCGCGCTCGCGTATCGCGACGGGCGTCCGGTAGCGTAAGGGATCGACATGGGTCAGTTGGAGACACTGATACTGCCGAGCGAGACCGTTAAGGTTGGAGAGCAATCCTTCGAGGTTTACGGTCTCGCCCTTGCGCATATCACCCGCATCATTCGTGAACATCGCAGCGTGTGTGCGGATCTTTATACCAAAGCCATTGCCGGTGAGATGAGCGGAAGCGTCGAGGAAATTGCCTTGAGCATGACCGATGATTTTGCGCCGCTTGCGGCAATGGTCATCGCTTACGGCTCTGGAAATCCGAACGCAGTCGATATGGCCGCGCGACTACCTCTCAGTGTCCAAGCCGACGCTTTGGAGAAGATCGTCAATCTCACGATCATCGCGGAGGGCGGCTTGGAAAAACTCATGGAGATCGTCGTTCGGGCGATGGCGGGCGCGGCAAGCCTGACATCCCTGAAACCCTGACAGAGTGGGTAGAGGGTGTCCATCGCCAGGTGAGCTTGTTGCTCGACCACGGACACCCATCAGCCTGGTTCTACCCTGTCTGTAAGGTTTTTGTAGAAGCTCGCTTCGTGGTCGACAGGATCAACGCTCAGATGGCAAGCGAAGCGGCTCTTCTGCAAATGGCGATCTCCACAGTCCCAAATCAGAGCGTGAAGCCCGCCTCCACCAAGAAAGCTCAAAAAGCTTTCCAGTCGCAATTGAAGGTGCTGAACAATGGCGAGCCGTGAAAGAGTCGTCGAATTTGCCGTCAAGGCTCGCGATGAATATTCGAAAGTCCTCCGCAATCTCGAGCAGCAGCAAAAGCGCCTCTCAGCGTCGGCTGCTGCTCAGAGCCGTCGTGCGGTTGTCGGCGTCGCAAAAGGTGAGATTGAAGCCGCCGTTGCAAATTACAAGCGGCTGAGCACCGAAGTTGATCGTTATCGGGCCGTGCAGGCTAACGCTGCTCGGACTGGAGCACTTTCCGCGTCGGAAATGCGCGAACTGGGCGACACCATCAAGCTGGTGCGCGACAGGTCGCGGGAGGCCATGGGAGCGTTGCAGCAGAAGCGTGCGGCCCTTCAGCAGATCAACGGTGAGGCCCGTGTTGGGTTCACAAGCTTCAGCCGGCTTGCAAGTGAGATGCAGCGCGGCGCTGTAGCGTCGACGAATGAGAGTGTTGCACTAGTCAACACCACGGCGGAACTCAACAAACTCACCACGGCGTCGAAAAAGGCTACGACTGCGCAGGGTGCGCTCGGCGATCGCATGGATTCCGTCGGCGGTTCGGGCGGCGGAAAAAAGAAGGGGTCTTCGGCAGGCGGTGATCCTGAAGATATTCTGGTGTACGGTCTGCGACCGTGGCAGTTGACGAACCTTGGCTACCAGGTCAATGACGTTGTCTCTGGTCTTGCCATGGGTCAGGCACCGTTGCAGGTTCTCGCACAGCAAGCTGGTCAGTTCGCGCAGATTTGGCCGAACGTGATGGTGAGCGTCGCACGGTCGATTCCGCAGCTTGTTCTGCTGGGAGGCGTGCTGGCACCGTTCATAGCGGTCGCGATGCGGCTGAAAGAGGCGGGTGACTCTGTAGAGTATTTCCAGAGAAAGCTTGCCCTATCCGCTGACGGCTACCGCAATACCGCGCAGGGGCTTGCTGGCGTCAGCGATGAAATCAAGAAACTCGGTATTTCCATTGATGACGCACGGTCGTTGGCCGCTGGATTTGCGGCCGACGGATTGCCAACAGGCCAGTTCGCTCAGTTCGCGAAAATTGCGAAAAGTATCAGCGACGCTACCGGTGAAGGGGTGGTCGACGCCGGTCAGAGGCTCTCGCAGGCTTTCGGCGGCAATGTCGAGTCGGTCCTCGAACTGAACAAAGAACTCAATTTCCTGACTCTCGCACAATACGATCAGGTGCGGGCGATGAAAGCTTCCGGTGACGAAGCCGGCGCCATGGCCTTTGCACTGGACGCTCTTAAGGCGCGCGCTGCTGCGAGCAAAGTTGAAACGAGCGAGTGGGGAAAAACCCTCGTCGAAGCCAAAGGTGCGTGGAACGACTTCGTTCAGGCGCTTCAGGACACAGGTGTGATCCAGTTCGTTTCGCGGGAGGTCCAGTACTTCGGGCGCGATATTCGCAATATGACTCGAGATGCTCGAGCAGGTGCAAAAGCGCTCAAGGATGTTTTTACCACCGATCTAGAGGACCGCATCCGCGATCTTCGCACCAGCATCCAAACTGAGGAATCTCTCCGATCAACAGGCTTCACCTCTGGCGCCGCTGGTATGTTTGGTGAGGACAATCTTTCAAAGATGAAGTCTGAACTGGCAACTTTGTTGAGCCAGCGTCGAGAACTCGTCGAACATGTAAAAGACGAGTCGTTGTATTCGGAGAAGGCCTATGAGGCCACGAAGAAGACAGTCGCCGCAACGGAGCAAAAAAAGGTGGCGGCGAGGGATGCCGTATATCAACTGCAGGAGCAGATGAGCCAGGAAACCCGCTTGGCGCAATTGAACGAGCGGCAGCAATACATCGAGCAGAAAGCACTGGAAGCGAAGAACAGGTTGCTCGCCGAAGGTGTTCGGTTACGTCAGGAAGAGATTGACGCCGAGCTGAAAAAAGTTCGCGCGTCTGCTGGTGCTAATTTTGACTCCCGTCGGTTCAGCGCGGCGAACGGCTCTTCGTTTGCTGACTGGATCGTTGGTGCCGAGAGCGGCGGCGATCCAAATGCAAAGAACCCTCGGTCATCGGCAACAGGTTTGGGACAATTCCTCGATTCGACATGGTTGAACCTATTCAAGAAGTATTTTCCTGATCGTGCGAAGGGGATGACCGATCCGCTGATACTGGAACTGCGCAAGAACGCGCAGTTGTCCAAGACGATGATCGACCTGTATGCACAGGAAAATGCCGACATCATACAGAAAGCCGGGCTTTCTGTTGACGCTGCGGCCAAGCGCCTAGCGCATTTCCTTGGACCGGGTGACGCTGTCAAGGTTCTAAAGGCAGATGCAGCAACCCCGATCAGCGACTTAGTCGGAGCCGATAAGATTGCAGCCAATCCGACGGTATTGGGCGGTGGGAAAACTGCCGGGCAGGTCCGACAGTGGGCGCAGCCGAATTTTGATATTCCTGATGCTGCCGTCGCTGCGCAGGCACAGATGGTAGAAGATGGTCAGCAGTATCTGGTAGATTATCAGAAACGGGTTGAGCAACAGAAGTTCGAACTGGACCTGATGTCCAAGTCTGCCCGCGAAGCTGCCATTCTCAAAGCCGTTCGCGAAAAAGAGAACGAAGCGCGGGACGCCGGCCTTGAACTGACAAAGGCGCAGCGAGCCGAAACCGAGCGGCTCGCTGCGTTGGAATTTGATCAGAGCAACGTCAATCAGAAGGTCAATGAGCTTCTCGAAAAGCGCTCCGTTTTGATGGAGCGGATGGATTTGGCACAGCAGAGCGGCGATCAGTCCCTCTACACCGCCGCTTTCAACGAACTGGATGCGATCAACGGAAAGCTCAGCGAGGCTATCGCATCTGCCATCGCATTCTGGAAGGCCATGGGCGGCGAGGGCTCGGTCAATGCCATCGCCAATCTCCAGAACATTGAAATCGCGATCGCGCAAACGACTCAGCGCATGCGGACTCAATTCCTCCCTACTGCCGAGGACCTAAATAAGGCCATTGCTGACATCGGCGGATCAGCCTTCAGTTCTTTTGCCGAGGCGATCGCAAAGGGAGAGAATGCGGCCGACGCCTTTTTCAGGGCGTTGCAGCAGGGTATCGCTGAATTCCTCATCGACATCGGCAAGGCCATCGTGAAGCAGGCGCTGTTTAACCTTTTGACCGGTGGAACGAACGCCAGCGGCGGAGCAGGGGGCGGCATCGCCAGTGCGATCACCAAGTTGTTTAGCGCCAAGCACAGCGGCGGCGTCGTCGGGCAGACCACTCAAACCCGTCGCGTAAACCCCGCAGTATTTGCTGGCGCACAGCGCTATCACGGCGGCGGTATCGTAACTGACGGATTGCGCCAAGGCGAGGTTCCGATTGTGGCCCTTGAGGGCGAGGAGGTTCTAACCGAGAACGATCCTCGTCACTCCGCCAACGGCGGTGGCGGGAAAGCCGTCAACCTGAAGGTCGTCAACGCTTTCAGCCCCGAGGACGTGCTGGAAGCCGCCTTGTCCAGCGTCGCTGGTGAACGGGTTATCACCAATTGGATGACCCGGAACCAGAACAAGGTGAACGGTGCACTGGGTCGTTAGTTTGGTTGCGCAATTACACCTTTTGTGAGAAATTCTCGCCAAACGAGGATCGGTTTAACACATGGTAGTCTTCCTCCCTTTCGTGCCGAACTGGCGTAACGGAATCCGGGATACCTACGAATTCAAAACGGATGTGTTCACAGCCCGCGATGGCAGCGAACAACGACGCGCGCTTCGCATCCAACCACGACGAGCGATTGAAGCAACAATCCTTCTCGATGGCGAAAGAATGCGAAACTTCGCGGACGCTGTTAATCGTGCGCGGGACGGTAAAATACAGATCGCCGACTTTTCCGCCGAGCCGGCGCTTGTGACAGCAACGACGGGAGCAGGCGCCAATGTCCTGTCGATCGAGTCGACGCCGCCGTGGCTGGTTAACAGCGGGACTTACGTTCTGATGACGGGACGGACCGCAAGTAAGCTTGCGATCGATTTCGTCGACAACAATACGGTCATTCTAGTCAACCCTCTGACTAAGGCAGTGGGTGCCGGCGCGTATCTGCTTCCATATTTGCCCGCACAGCTTGCAAACTCGAACACCCTGTCACTCTACACCAACCAGGTTGCGACTGCTCCTGTGAAGTTCGATGTTGAGCCCGGCTCGATCGTCCGTATCGCTGACCAGTTGCCTTTCGACGAAAGTGCGGAAGGGGACAGTGTTCAGTCTTTCGGACCTGCTGCAATTCTGTTCGGGCGCTATGTGCTTCTGCGCAAGCCGAACTTCTTGAATAGACCCCAGGTACAGTTCAACCTCAAATTTGAAACCGTCGACTATGATCGAGGCGTGGTCAAAACCTTCACGCCGGTTCCGCTCGTGTCCAGGACGCTGACGGCAACGTATCTTGCAATGAGCCGTGCGGAAGCGATGGCGATCCTCGATATCTTCGTGCGTTGCAAGGGCAGGGCGGGCGAGATTTATGTGCCGACGTGGGGAAGCGATCTCCCGCAGGCACTCAATGTTGCCGACAGGGTGATCCAGTTCGCCGGTACTGATTTCTACGAAACGTATAACGAAGATCGTGCACACGCTGCGGTGTTGATACGAACTCGCAATGGTCAACTACTACCCCGTGAAATCACGTTGATGGCGACGAGCGGCGGCAACACCTTCGTCGAGTTCCATGAGGATGTCGGTGTTGCTGCTTCGGAGATCGAGCAGATTTCGTGGATGTTTGTTTCTCGCTTCGCCCAAGACAGCCTCACGATAGAATGGGTGACGAATACCGTCGCCAACGTCAGCCTCTCTTTCGTGACACTGGAGAACCTGGCCGCTGAAAGCTCGTATGGTAGCAACTGGGTGCTTGCCACCGGCTACTGGCGCGATCGCGGCCAATGGGTAGACACCGCCGTGTGGGAGGACTGAGATGCCCATCGGTCCAGTCGAACCCATCAAAAACGGAGAGTCCGGTGCCAGCGTCCGTGCGAAGCTGAACTTGCTATTGCAAGGCGCGATCGACGGGACTCTGGGTTCCGTGACGCCAGAAGATCTAGACGCCCTGGTCGACACGGTCCCACCTGCTCGGCCGAAGGGTTTTACGCTGGACTCGACACTCGTTCCGTCGAACCTTCTGATCGGCACTTGGGAACCCTCTCTCGAGGGAGACTTTGCGTATTACGAAGTGCAGTTGAAGCAAGGTCTCGGTAGCTGGATCGGTTACCAAACAAGCTCCACTCTGCATCAGGTTCCGATGATTCCGAACACCGTCTACACCGGTCGTGTGTTCGCGGTCGACCGATCGGGCAACAAGTCGGAGCCGAGCGTCGAGTTCACGCACACCACCATTGCCGACGACGTGCCGCCAGTGATGCCAGTAGGTCTCACCGCAACGGGGGGCATCAATTCGACTTGGTTGAAGTGGGCGGCAAACAACGAAATCGACTTCGCGCGGTATGACCTTTTCGAAGCGTTGGAGGAGTTTCCCGCACCAACCGAGACCTCGCTTCCGTCATACACCTCGCAGACGAATGCCTTCGTCGTCGGCGGCCAAGAACCGGAAGTCACTCGCTGGTATTGGGTGCGCGCAATAGACACTTCCGGCAACGTGTCGCCGTGGTCCGCGCCGGCTTCGGCAACGACGGCCAAAATTCGAAGCGAAATCAAAGCAACGCTGGAAGGGATTCTTTTCAAGCCCGGCAACGCGCCCAATGGTAACCGGTTGACCTGGACTGCGGGTCAAATCACCTATGGCGTAGACGGCAGCACGCCGACCAGCCAGAACATACCTTCCGGTGCCGTCACTTTCAGCGGCGCGACCGTCTACGTGTATTACATCCTCGGCGACAACAAGTTCTCGGTCACCACGTCGCTTGTTACGATGTATGCGCAGGATTCCGTGCTGATCGGCGTCTATCGAGGAGGAAACGACTATCAGGCCGTAGAAGGCAAGGCTTACATCGATGGCGGCACGGTCCTCGCACAGACGATCGGTGCGAACCAGCTTGTCGCTGATCAAGCAGTCATCACCGGTTCCGCTCAAATTGCCGAAGCAATTATCGAGAACGCCCACATCGTGGAACTGAGTGCCGCGAAATTGATGGCTGAGACGGCACTCGCGGGCTCCATAACGGTCGGCGGACATGCTTTGGGTGACGTGGCCGATTATGCCAACGACCCTGCCGGCCGCATCAATGAGGCTGTGACGCAGATTGATCCCGGTAAAATCCTGATCTCTGGCGGAACGTCCCTCGCAGACTGGCGGTCAGGCGGAGACACCACCAAGATCAACGGCGGTAACATTGCCACGAATTCCGTCCGCGCAAACGTGCTTGAGATAGGTGCACGGGGCGTCGCGACTGCGGGTATTGCGTTCTCCGGAAATACACCAACTTCGAACCGCGTGAGTTGGACCGGCGGAACGATCACCTACCTGAATGACGCAGGCTCCCCGGTCGAGGTTACAGTAACTGAAAACCCTATTGGGGCGATGTGGACTGACGCCACGATCTATATCTATTGGACGAAAGGGGCCACGTCTCTTTCGTCGACCACGCTGGCGCCAACGGCATTCTCGTCGAACAACATCGTCCTTGCGACTTACAAAGGCGGGTTAAATCTCACCACTGATTACGGCCGCACGATCATTGATGGTCAGGGTATCAAAACCGGGAGCATTGGCGCCGACCAGATTGCGGCGAATGCCATCCGCGCCCAACATATCGCCGCCGACAGCATAACGTCGGCAATGATTAGAGCCGGTGCAGTCACAGCGGACAAGATGAGCGTGACATCGCTTGCAGCGATCACCGCTGTTCTGGGTAACGTTGATATCGGTGACGCTAACATAAGTCGACTGGTCGTAGGCACTTCCAACATCGCGCCGGGTGCGATCACGAGCGTGTCGTTCGCGGAGAGCGGCGGTGGACCAAACACAATCACGCTCGATGTTACAGCAAACCACGGCTTGGGGTCTCCCAAGGTGAAGGTCGAGTTCCGCGGTAACGTCAAGGCTGCGGCAGGTTCCACGTTGCAGACATATGCAGAACTCAGAGACCTCAACGCAAACGTCGTCATCGACAGTATACCTCTCGTAACCACGGGGAACTACGGCCAAACGATACTCTGGTCAAAACTCTTCACACCGCCAGGGAACAGGGCCGCAACAACTTTCCGAGTCACGTTTGCCGGGGTCCCCAACTCCAATTGGTCCATGCTTGAGGCTACGACGTTCACATTCAAGCAATCGTAGACGGTGGCAATTTAAGGGAACAGAATCGTGTCGTTCGACCAATTTGAAAATAGCCGGTATAGCGGCACACCTGTATCGCTCTATTTGATCCAAGGTGCAGAAAACAACGGTGAAAACGGAAAGATTGGACCGTTCGGGTTCAACAATGGCGAAACGACGATCACTAAAAAGATCGGCGTCGATGATCAGGGACAGGACATTCTTCTCCCGTTTTATCCTTGGCCAATCAAGAACAGCACCATCAGTCATGACGGATCGCTCGACAAATCCGATGTTACCGTAACCATGTCCCTCGGCACTGAGATCGACCAGCTCTTTCTCGCATATCCTCCGTCACAGGTTGTGAACCTCACAATCTTTGAAGGCCACGTCGGCGCTCCTGTAACAGACGAGAATTATCCTGCCATTTGGTTGGGGCGGATACTTGGAAGCACCTACAGGAAAAACGAAATGGAATTGTCGTGCCAGCCCGTGTCGACCGCATTGCGACGACCGGGACTGAGGCGAAACTACCAGATTGGTTGCCCTCACGTTCTTTACGGATCTCAGTGCAGAGCGAATCGTGCCGCAGCGACGGTCGGTAAGTCCGTGGCCAGCGTCTCGAGAAACAGGATCACGACCGACTCATGGTTGGGTGACAATTTCGCGCTCTATGTGGGCGGCCTGTTGGAGTGGATCAATTCCGAAACCGGCGTCCGAGAGCTGCGCACAATCGCCTCGGTGGAGAACGTTGGCTTCACCAGTGTGATCGTCATTCGCGGAGTGGCCCGTGGATTGGCTGTCGGGACGTCGCTTTCTGTCATCAGGGGCTGCAATCGACAGATGAGTGGCTGTAACCAGCACGGCAACATCTTGAACTATGGCGGCCAACCGTTCATCCCGCTTGAAAATCCCCTTTCCTCCAAGAACCAATTCTACTAGAATTACTCACTAAACGTGAAATCCACGAAAAGTGAGCCATGCCCTTTCCGTTCCTTGCATTGTTCGTTCAGCTTCTGGTCGGCATAGGATCGATGGTGATCGGCTATCTCATGATGCCGAAAGCCTCGACATCTCAGCCCGAGGAAGTGACGGACATGGACGAGCCGACGGCTGAGAGCCGGCCTATACCTGTCGTCTTTGGCGAACTCGATGTTGCGCCCAACATCCTCTGGTTCGGCGACAAGGCAACGACCAGCAGAAAGGTTTCTGCGTGAGCGAGGTCGATCCCATCGTTACGATTAGCGACATACGTCCGTTCTTCTGCGTGAAGGGCGTGCGCAAAGCGTTTGCGGCTGGCGGTGGCGACTTCGACCACTTCCTCAGACACGGTATGCCAGCCTCAGAATTGAGGGGCAAAGGCTTTGACGCTCAGCTTGATCGCGTTCTCGATGCTATCCGCTCGAGGGCCTCCTAATGGGAATGGGCGGCAAGGGCGAAGGCAAAGTCGAAATCTACGAGTACACGATGGGTCTCCATATGGGCATTTGCGCCTATGGAGACGGCGTTAAGCTGATTGCCGCGAAATACAACGAAAAGGAAATCTGGCGCGGGGAATTGGTCGACGAGACGACCGTCGCAATCAACAAGCCAGATCTGTTCGGCGATGTGAAAAAGGAGGGCGGAGTCAAAGGCCTTCTGTGGTGGTTGCCGGGAAAAGCAACGCAGGTCATGCCGGCATCACTGGCAGCCCGCCTTGGCTTAACGAGCGCGACATGCCCCGGCTTTCGCGGATTTACCAGTGTGTTCCTGACAGGCGTGGCAGACGTTTGGGAAGGTGCATATCAAGGGCTCGTGAACGCGCTGAACAATCAGCCGTCGGCTTTCAAGCGCGGCTTTTATCTGGCTGCAAACAATCCATATCTGCGCGCCTTTTCGTTCCGTATTCGCCGGGCTCCGATCGGTCTCAATCCTGCTCTTGCGCTTATTCAGGTTGACAGCGATTCCTACGGCCGACCCCAGTACGGTGCAAATCCCGCGCACATCATCTACGAGTGCCTCACCAACCAGGATTGGGGAATGGGAGAGTCGCCGGGCGTCATCGACAAGGACTCTTTTGAGGCTGCCGCACAACTATTCTACAACGAACGACTTGGAATGAGCCTTGTCTGGACCCGCCAGAGCGAAATCCAGAAGTTCATCGGCGAGGTCTGCAACCATGTTCAGGCCGCTGTCTTCGTGAAGCCGTCGACTGGAAAGCACACGATCAAGGCTCTCCGAGGCGACTATGATGTCGATCTCCTTCCGGTCATCGATGCGAGCAATGCAGTCCTTGCCAATTTCGCGCGCAAGGCGTGGGGCGAACTCGCGAATGAAATCGTGGTCACGATGACCAATGCCGAAACCGGCAAGAGTGAAACGATCACCGTTCAGGACTTGGCAGGCATTGCCGCAGAGGGTGGCATCGTCAGCTCGTCGAGAAACTATTATGGTTTCACCTCGAAATCTGCGGCACAGTATGTGGCCGAGCGCGATCTGGCCGCGTCCGTAAATCCCATCGCAACATGTCAGGCGCAGGTGACGCGGCAGTTTTGGGATACTGTCAGCAGCGACGTGGTCGTGCTGACTTGGCCCGAATACGACATTGAGCGCATAGTATTTCGTGTCTCCGAGGCTCAGAGAGATTCCAACACTGTGACGCTCGATCTCTACGAAGACATCTTTGGGCTCGATCTTGCGAGCTACCTCGAGTCGGATGACACGGCGTGGGTCAATCCATCACAACCGCCGACACCTGCTTCCTACTACCAGATCGGCACAGCCCCTGCATTCATGGCCGCCGCTGCCCTGAAGCTCAATGATCCGTCCGAACTCGAATACCCGGAAGCGCTGGCAGCCGTGACGGTTGGTGCCGACAGCGACGATGATGTGAACTACGATCTCGTGACCTATGTCACGGACGTGAACGGGACCACCAAACGTTCATCGATCGGCACGCGCCCGTTCTTCGGCACTTTCGCGCTTACCACTCCGCTCGTCGCCGAGTCGCAAAGCCAGTTGACCACGCTACCAGGTCTTCGCGGCGGGGTTCCGTCGGCTGGCGATTTCATTCTCATCGGAACAGGGAATGACGAGTATACGGAAATCTGCACCGTGCAGACGGCGGATGCTCTCGGTTATCTGCTGAACCGCGGGATGCTCGATACGGTGCCAAAAGCTTGGCCTGTCGGGACGCGTTGTTTCATCATTCCAGCAGACTCGGTCATGGTTGACCCCACGGTGCGATCCGTTTTCGAAAGCACTTCCTACTGGCTGCTGACCAGGACAACAGCCGGCGCACTGCCTCTGGCGAACGCACCACAGCTCAACATCTCAATCAGCCCACGTCCGTATCGGCCCAACCGGCCTGCCAACGTGAAGATCAATGGCGTCAGTTTCGGTGCAGTCGACGCGCGTTCTGCGTCCGAACTATCTGTAAGCTGGTCGAACCGCAACCGCATCCTCGAGTCGACGCAGGCTCTGAAATGGAATGAGGCTGATGTTGGCGGCGAAGACGGTCAGACGACGCGCATCGATGTTCGCACGACGACCGGGACATTGATCACCAGTTATTCCGGTCTGACCGGGAACACGTTCACCATTCCGCTGAGTGACCTTGGTACGAACGTCAACTCGACGGTCACCGTATCGGCCGAACGGGACGGTTATCGCTCCCTGCAGGCACACTCGCTGGCGGTCCAAATCACACCTCGCGACGCGATTAGATTGTCCGGTGACGAGAGCGGTTATCTCCGTCTGTCGGGCGACCAAAGCGGCCGCATTCTACTCTCAGGAGACGCCTGATGGCCGACAAAGAACTTGGAGCCCTATCACCGATCGAAACTCTGCTCGCGGCGGCGCTGTTTCATACGGTCCAAGGTGGCAATAGCCGGAAGGTGACAGCGCAGCAGATTGCTGACTTCGTCAACGGCAACTATCCGGAATTCATTCGCACGCTTCTCACGGCCCAGGACGCCGACGACATTTATGCGGCCATTGGTGCGGCGCCTGACGCAGCTAAACTCGGCGGCCAGTCGCCATCGTTCTTTGCCTCAGCGGAGGCAGTTGATGATGCACTTGCGGATAAAGTGCCCACTTCGCGCACGATCGCAGGCCATGCGCTCACCGCGGACGTTACGCTCGTAAAAGCGGATGTTGGACTGGGGAACGCGGACAACACATCAGATGTCGATAAGCCGATAAGTACTTTGCAACAAGCTGCGCTTGATCAGAAGGTAGCCGGGCCAAACGGTGGCGTCACAAACAACTTTCCGGTTGCCTTCGACACGGCTACTGGAAAGCTGATCAAAGCGATAACCGGAGCCATAGCCGCACTTCATGGTTTGACGCCATCGGCTAATACATTCCCATACTTCACTGGCCCTGCAGCTGCTGCGCTTGCCGATCTGACACCTCTCGCTCGCTCATTGCTGGATGACACGACTGGCGCGGCAATGTACGCCACGCTCGGGGCTACCCAGTTCCTTGGCAACGATGGTTTTGTTAGATTACCCAATGGGCTAATGATCCAGTGGGGTCAGCGATCAGCCGGGTCGGGGGTCGCCGACGTCTTGTTCCCTACCGCTTTCCCGAATGCAGCCTACAGGGTCATCGTTGGGACGGACATCGACAACAACACCGGAACCGATGCGTACGTGAACTGGTCAAGCTTGCTTTCGCTTACCGGATTTCGGTTGAACGGAAGGTTTATAATCAGCGGCGGCACGGTCGGGCCGGGCGGAGTTGTTGCAAATTTCATCGCCATAGGAAGGTGACAGATGACAAAAGCTGTATTCAACTCGGACGGTATTCCTCTCGGTTTTTACAATGAGGAAATACACGGAGAAAACATTCCCGCTGACGCAATCGATATATCCGACGAACAATGGGTAGATCTTTTGGCTGGCTGTGGAAGCCGCGTATGGAAAAACGGCGAGGTTGTGGACATTGATCCGACTTTCAATGCCCCGACCATCGCTGACTACGAAAACGCCATCCAGAACCTTGTCGACAGCACGGCGCGTGAGAAGCAATTCCGTGACGGCGTCACGCTCGCATCCTACACGGCATCGACAAAGCCCAACTGGGCAGCAGAGGCTCAAGCCTTTGTCGCATGGCGCGATAATGTCTGGTTCTACGCTTACGGCGAATTGGCCAAGGTGCAGGCCGGGCAACGCCAGCAACCCTCAGTCGAAGAGTTTCTCGCAGAGATCCCTCCGATCGAATGGCCTCAAGCGTAAAGGACACCCCAATGACATCCTACGTCGACTCACTGAAACGACAGAACGCTTTCCTCCAATCGGAAATCGAGCGGCACGCGAACGCGGTTGACGCTCTCGCGTCCGAACTCGACCTGAGGACCCGTCAATGCGACGATCTACAAAAGCAGCTTGAGGAATTGCAGAACGATCAGGCGGAGCTTCCTTTTGATGCTCAAAATTCCTCACAAAAGTTGTAATTTGCGCTGACGTTGTGTATTTCTGATCGGGTCCACATCGTTCCCGAGGATTAATTCATGACAGCAGTGTCCGTCTCGCAGGTCCGCGCCGCAGCAAAGGGGCGCGTTGACGAAAGCAACCTGAATTCTGTCATGATGGCGCTGTCAAAATACGGTGCCGGTGCCGGCTTGAACCTGCCGCATCGCACCGTTCCGTACCTGTCACAACTGATGCATGAGAGCGGATCGTTCCGGTATGACCGCGAAATTTGGGGCCCGACACCTGCGCAAGAGCGCTACGACACCCGCACCGATCTCGGTAACACCCCCGAGAAAGACGGCGACGGCTACAAGAACCGTGGTCGCGGCCCAATCCAGGTTACTGGCGGCCGTAACATTCGCACCTTCTACCAGTGGTGCGTGCGGAAAGGGCTCAATCCTCCCGACTTCGTTAAGAACCCCGATCTCATCAACACCGATCCGTGGGAAGGTCTTTCGGCGATCTGGTACTGGGACGAGGGGAACCCTGACGGCAAGAGCCTGAACCGCTACGCGGATCGCAACGACCTCGAAATGATCACACGCCGCATCAATGGCGGCCTCAACGGCTACGCAGATCGCCTGGATTATTACACGCGCCTCGGTCTCGCTGTTCTCGGTTTCAATGTCACCGACATCATCGGCCTGCAGAACGCAGGGCAGAAGGCGGGCTACTACAAGGGCAAGCTCGACGGTCTCGACGGCCCTCAAACGCGTGCTGCCATCCACCTTATGCTCGTAGACCTCTCGCCCAAGTCGCAGGTTATCGAGGTTAAAGCTGCGCCCGTTACCGAAGAAAAACCGGTGCCGGTTACACCGCCGAGCCTGGATGCTCCGTGGTGGAAATCGAAGGAAGTCATCGTGCCCGCAGTTACCGGTGGCGGACTTTCCTCCGGGCTGGCTGCCGTCGGCTCGATGCCGTGGCAGAACCTCGCATTGATCCTCGTTGCATTCGGCCTCGCTGGCGCATTCCTGCTCTGGCGGAAGAAGTCCGATGCGAAGGCCGTCTCTGACCAGGTGCAGGGGATGGCGTGATGGGTGAGGTCAGGACGGAACCCGTCGAAGCGACATATTGCGAAGATATCGAAGAGGTGAACGCCAAGGCCGGTGCATTCGAGTTCTTCGTCGATCGCGAAGAAAACGTGGCGGGGATGATCTATTCCTGTCCGTGCGGATGCGGTCGAACGGGTGCGCTGAACTTCCGTCCACATCCGTCACCGTCGTGGCAATGGAACGGCGATCGCGAAAAGCCGACGCTGACTCCAAGTGTCCACCATGTGGGCCACTGGCACGGGTTCCTCACCGACGGCGTCTGGAGATCATGCTGATGTTCAGTTTCACCGACTATCTCAAACTCGGTATTGGCGCGATCGCTGGTGCAGCACTGATGGCTGTGCCGGCGTGCTCATACGGCGTCCATCGAGAACGCGAAAGCGCGAAAGTCGAGGCCGCGAAAGAAGCGCTCGGCCGCATCACCAAAATGGAGAAAAACGATGCTTCGTTCCGCAAGCTTCCGTCTCGCGAGCGTTGCCTTGCTATCGTGCGTGATAGCGGGCTGCCAGACAGCACCTGCGATGAACGGTAGCGGGTATCAGGTCACCCGGTTCTCTGATCCGGAGGCCGCACGGCTTGCTTCACAGGATCCGACGGCCGGTCCTGCGATCTATTCCAACAATCGCCAGTGCAGCCGCGATGCTGCCTGCCGCAAATAAGGGCAGGAAACCGTGACATGACTGAACAACTTCCGGAGAAGATGGTGGAGCTGCCAGAAAAGACCAGGGCCTTCCTTGCCGGGCTCCGTCTCGATGAATTGAAGACCCTCGAGGCAATCATCGAAATGCCAGCCGAAGATGTCCGAGAAGGATTTCGAATGGTGCGGGATATGCGGACCGTGGGCAAATTCATGCGCTGGCTACTGCTATCGATGATCGCGCTCTTCGTCGGCTCCATCATGCTTTACGAGAATATCCAAAAAGCTATCGGCTATCTGAAGGGAGGGCCGGCGCCATGAAACGCATCGTGTGGAAAGTGGTAGGCGTTGGCGTTTTCGCGCTGGCTGGGTTGGGTTCAATCAATCTAGGTATTTGGGTTGCCGACCGGGAACCTCCGATCATCTACGAAGATGCAAAAGCACTGTCGCCGTCGGTAGAGCAGGGCGGAACGATCGAGATCGAGTTCTCAGTATTCAGGACGCGGATCTGCCCGCTCATTGCCAAGCGTTGGCTCACTGACTCTGCGAACGAACGACATAACATCCCGCAGTTCACCACCGGTCTAAAGCTGCTGGCGGGCAGGGAGACCTACCGACGGTCTATCACTGTACCTCAGTCGGCATCTGCCGGATCGGCCGAGTATCGCGTGACCTTGGAGTACGTGTGCAACCCTCTCCAGAAGTTCCTCGGACCGATCGTTGTCACTTCGCCGCCCGTCCGATTCGATGTGTTGCCTGAACGATTTGTAGTCGCGCCGCCAGCTTAACAAATCGCCGGCGCTCCTCGATCTTGCTTTCGCAGACTACAAAAACGCCGAATGCTGCGGAATCAGAATAGGATTGCCTGGGGGTAAAATCGTAAACACAAACTTTACTTCAAACATTTCATCTGGTTGGGGATCGTTTGTCGCAAGCAACGTTGCTATAAGGGTGCAGCCTAGCGCATTTCTCGCCCATATCATGTCCCCCTTGTTTACGGAGAAAGCGCTCTGCGCTCCTAAAACTAGCTTGGAGTCAATTATTTGCCCGGCGCTGATTGCTGGAATAACGTTCAGTTGATCTTTACCGTTCGGATATGCCCACAGAGAGTCTTTGCCTTGCTCGGAAACGCTGAATTCAAATCGAGCGTCGCCGGCGGTAAATGTTATATTTTGTCCGCCGTTACGCATCCGAAAATTGGCAAGAGCAGTTGAACCCAGAGATGATTTAGCTTCTCGGAAAAGGAGTAAGCCTTTTCCAACGTCAAACGATACTGAAGCACGGATGACGTTGTTGGCCGCAATCTCGGCACTTTCAATCAGGCTAACAAAGTCTTGTGAAACCTCCATTTCACTCAGAACTTCGTGAAACTCAACCAGTCTGATATTCTTACCGCCAGAGTGTTTCTTGTATTCTGCCACCAACTCTGGTCGCGGATATACACCTCGGCTGTTATGCCGTACAAACCAGTCTGCTTTTTCCTCACCGGTGACGAATATCAAATCTCTCTTTTGAGACGCGCCTAACGCAAGCAGCGATTTCCAAACCAGAAAATCGCCGATTCCTGTATCCTCTTTGCTGCCGTCCTTATAACCTGGGGGCACTTTATTAATTAGGCGCTTTTGCCATTCGACTAACATATCCGCGTTCGTGTCAGTGGGTGAGATGATGTTCTCGCCATCGAAAACGGTGTCGTAAATGCTCGTGACAGGATCATCGCCGCTCCAAGATTGAACCCTTGCTTCGACTTTCTCGAGCGCTGCCGTATATTGTTTCTTGGCCGCATTGAGCGCTTGGCTCACGGTTGCCATCTCTTCACTTCCGTCAACGCCGTCCAAGATCGGAGACAGTTTTTTCTCGCCAATATTCATGCGTGATTTCACGTCGCCGAGCGCTTTCAACAGCTCTGCCAGCTTCTTGTCTCTATTGGTGATGAACTCTCTTGCGACTCTTGCCGGGAGAAAAAGTCTGTTGGCGGATCGGAGGTCCTGATAAAACTTCTGTAGCGTTGATAGTCCGTCTTTTCGTAATGTGTAAGGCAATAAAAGAACGTTGGTATCAACGGCGATTAGGACGTCTTTATTTGAAGCCTTCGTCACCTTATTCGGTTTGAAAATTTGAGACACGTCTTCGAAGCTGCTCTCGAGCTTGAAGGGGTCGAACCCCGCAACCAAGCCTTCGGTGTTCGCTGTCTTCTGCGGCTTCGCTTCTTTAGGTGCAGTCATCGCAGTCCCCAAGTAACCAAATGTATGACACCATCTTCAGCATTATTGCTGAAAGCGCAACGTAGAGTGGTGGCTATCCACGGTTCATACATTCATCCGGCATGGTGTCGCAAATTCATGTCGCGCTGTGGGTAGTGCTCCCAGCAATGCCACGTGGACTTTTCGGCTTTCGATCGGGAGAAGCCAAATCCACCCCACTGCTTGCAACCTTGATGTTCGCACCAGTGATTTTCGTGGATACCGTCGCCGGCCTTGTTGGTTTGGTCGCTCATTACCTCACGGTCCCTTCATGAACTGCGGTTCTTCTGCTAAGCGCTCAAGTTTCCATCCGCCCGTAGGTGGGGAGGCTGACAGGCGCTCTGCACGCTGATTGAGCTTCGCGATGGCGATGATCTTGGCATCGCGATACGACGTAGCTTCCACCGAGACGCGCCAGCGGCCGGCCTGAAACCGGTATGTTTTGAACTTCTTTTGTTCAACGAAGTCGCAGCCAGCGACAAACGCGTCACGGTACGACTCCTTGTCGCCGTTGACGGCTTCCGACCGCGATTTCCACCACCGCTCGAAGTTTCTTTCGATATCCGCTTTTAGCATGTTCCTATTATGTTCTTCTGTCGGGAAGAGTCAATATTTGCAGAGAAGCGCTTTTTTGATTTGGAAGGTGCACGAAAACTGGCGTGGCTTCCCCCCTTCTTTTTCGCAGACCGTACTCAGGAGGGACGGGCTTGTATTGCTCGCGCTTTGGTTTATTTCTTCGAGCATAAAGTCGGGGGCGAAATGGTAGTTTTAGGATCAACCGCTGGTAAAGTGTTCAGCGCCTGTAGAACAACACTGATCGAGGTTTCAGCCCACCTACAGGCCTACGGATCGACTGCTCTGATGGAGGTTGCAACCATTTTAGACAGACTGGTGGACGACCTCGGCGATGGCAAGAAACCAGAAGAAAATCTGGATTTCATTCTCTTCGAATTGGATAGCATCTTCGAGTCAGCTTACTACGAACCGCTCGACGCTGAGGAAATGTACGGAATATCAGTTGCGACTCGCCTTACCGACGTCGTGAGAGGTTTGAGGATTCTTTCAGATCACCACCATTTTGAACAGCAACTGAAATCGAGTCGAGACACAACTAAAGCTTCGTTGCTAACGGCGTCCGCGCAACCTGCACCCATTCAGGATAAAGTTAATCAGATCAACAGGCGTATCAGATTAGGGGAAAATGAATACCGCCAACTCGTGCTCGATCAGCCAAGGACCCCGCGGATTGAGGAGCTAGGTTTCCATGCTGAACGCGTCAGCGACCTTGTCGACCAACTGCGATTGGCCGGAGAGTCGACACTGCTTATGGCCGTTGAAAATCTTGCGCATGCAATAGATGGTCTCATGGACGAGTACGCTGACTTCTTTTCCTCTGAGTCAGCCGATCAACTGCGTCAGACGTTCGAGGCGGCGTCTGAAATCGCTCATGACTTGCTTGCTGAAACGGCAGGAACTGCCGGCGTTGATGAACCTGTCGTTACGCATCGCGAGCAAGCATTGGCTCCCTTTCAGTTCGCCATCTCTGGCGACCGGCTGACATTACAACCTCAGCAGACACATCCGAAATCAGGCTCAGAGCGGATCGTAGCAGCTGCATCGCGAGCCCTGCACGCACACGCAGAAGACCTTGCCGATGATCTTGAGGGCTCGAACCACCCTCGGCTCTTCCGGGCGTTTAACCGCCTGCGTGCGGCCCTCAATGACGGGTCCAACGTAGTCGAGATCGGGATGCTCTGCGCCACGCTAGATGGACAAATCCGAGCCGCGTCAGAAGAACTGTCGGATAGCCTGTTAGCACTTCTATTGAGCTTCAGTAAGGGCGTGATGGATTTTGCATCTCAGTTTGACGAGTGGCAAGAGTTCTCTGACAATGCGGCTGAGGCCAACTTCGAACCGCAGGACGGCGAGAACTATACCAAGATCGCTCGGGTTCTCGCAGTTGAATTGGAACGTCGTCAAGAAGTGGACTCGAAGGTGCCTGAAGCCCTTCGCCAAGTTGCGGAGTGGAATGAAAAAACCGATTCGCCGCGATCACGTCTGAGCCTTGGAAGGACAGTTCTGAACATCATCACCGTCTGTTTCAACGAACTCGTCAAAAAACCAGCGCAGATGGTGATCGGCGTGACTGGGACCGCGATTGTCGCGATCGTGCTCCACCACGCAGCGATCTATGCTGCTGAGATTTCACGAACGCCCGAAGGCTCATGGTTAAGACCTGCCGTAAGGGTGATCGAGAGCCACGTCGGGAAATTAGAAACCCCTTGACGTTCAGCACAGCGCCTCGGCCATAGCCTGAGCAAAGCCGATCTCGACACCTTCCCATTTTCCGGCCTCAACCTGGGCCTGTAACACGCGGGACAGGTGGAGTGGATTTTCCGTAGCGGTCATCACAGAACGAAGCTGCGTGAAATATAAGCGACCAGTGTCGCAGTCTGCCTGATAATCATCAGTGCGTACCGGAGCCCATGGTTGGATGCGGCCTGTATCGGAGGCGACGAAAGGAAGCTGCTCAAAACTCGTTACAATCATTGTTCCACTCTTATATTAGGTCGCTGAGGTCGACGGTTTCACCGATCAAGTCTGCTATGTAGGAATTTAATCCTTTTATTTTAGAATGTGAACATACCGAGAACGAATTTTCGGCAAGTGGTTCATCCATAAGGGACATTTTTTGGTTGTGTTCCTCGATCTCTGGGAATCTGCGACCCAGAAACTCGACGTACTCAGTTTCGGCTTCCATGAGGATACAGTCAAAACCTTCGCGGCGGGCAGCCTCTGCTGTCGTTCCGGAGCCGGCAAATGGATCAAGCACGATGCCACCCGGTGGGGTGATGTGCCGGATCAGGTTCGCCATTAGCGCGATGGGCTTTACGGTGGGATGAGCGCCAACCGGCTTCCCGTTCTCATCGACCGGGAGAAGATGATGTGCTCGATCAGATTTACCGGCTTTCGCTTGGTAGATTAGCGCGTCACCGAGGTCGTCGCCTATAAAGCCGGCGAGCTTCGCCAGCGCATAATCTTCGTCGGTCAGCGGGAAATGATGAAAGAACCGACTGGCTGATGCCGAGCCATCGCCGGGAAACATCGAGAGCACGTTCTGAGACCCGTCGAGGATGAGATTAGACGGATGTCTGCCGACCGGATCGTAGTTTTCGCGAGCCTTGTCAAAGACGCCGTAGACGAGATTGGTCATGGCCCCGCTGCCGAAATCAGCGTGCTGGTTCTTTTCCTTCGATTCCCGTTCGTCCGCGTCGCCTGCGAAGGCGACGCGGCAGCCGTCTATGTTTACGGCTCCGACGCCGTGCCTCAGCATGTTTGCCGGCCCGTTTTTCTCACTGAACGGCTTCTGGCCGAGGTAAATGGGTTCAAGGGCTGGCTTCTGTGCCTGCGTTCCGTAAGCCCATCCTTCCCATAACGCCGCTTCATCTGAGCCGGGGACGTAGGTGCCGGGCTGATATTCTCGACCATTGTCCTTGATCCAGCTTCCGTCGCGGTTTTGATCTGCGCCGGGGATCATGCGCTTCACCGGATTACCAGCGGCGTTGAAATGTCCCTCGACACCCAAGTACTTGTCGATCGCCTTGTCGGCAGCGTGCGCCTTCGGAAAGCCGCTTCCAAAACACCAACCGTGCATCGGATGCATGATGAATCCGGCCAATTCCATGGCGCATGCCTGCCAGTGGCCGGTTCGGCTTCCGCTGAAAGCGAACACGTAGCCGCCTGGTAACAGGATGTCGTAAATCAGCTTCCAGAACTCGGGATCGCGCTCGATACCGGTGCCATCCCACGCGCGGCCCATGAAGCCACCCGACAGACGGGCGAAGCTGCCGTCGTTCTTCTCGCGACGGGCAGGGGCTGAGCCTTCCTTGCCGAAACGCTTCTGGATCGAAACCAGTCCATACGGCGGATCTGTTACGACCGAATGGACGCGCACGCCATCTGCAATCAGGCGTCGTAATGAGGCGCGATTGTCGCCGGGATGCAGGGTGATGCTTGTCATAGGAATACTTTCAGACCAGAAGATCGTCGGATGCGTCGGCGGTCGTTTTTGGTCGCAGCACCTGAAGCAGGACGCGACGCAATTTCTCCGATGGTGATGCTTCGGGCACCAGGTCGTCGACAACAAAGCTGTTGTGATCGCGACCGACGCTGACGAGGCTGCCGGTGCCACCCATCTTGCTGTTAAAGATGCGGATCGAGTGCCAGTCGCCGTTGGACATGGCGAGATCGATCAGTTCTTCGAGAGACATTTCCTCGATCATACGAGCAGTTCTTCCTCAGATGGGCTGGCGGGTGCAGCGAAAGCCGGCATGTCGCGCGTTCGGTGGCTCGGCGGCAGCAGCTTGACCGCCTCGAAGATTGCCTGATCCAGATCGGCGGCATGTTGGATGTCGGTTTGCGATGCGTCCTGTGAGATCGCCCACAGGGTGGCGATCGCTTCATAGGCGGCGTCGAGTTGGCCGCGCAGGAAAGCAACTTGGATGTAGTTGTCGCTGGCGGCCATCTGATCACACCAGCAGGTCGTCGGGGTCGATGTTGCGCATAATGGCATCAGCGACAACCAGGGTTCCGTGCGCAACTTCACCAAGGTCAAGATCGATGTCATCGTCGATAACAACAGCGGTAACCGCCGACGCGCCAGCCGCGTCGAAGCCCTCGAGTTTGCCGGTCGCTGCGTCGAACGTCAGACCGGTTTCAGCAGCCTTCCCACCTGGAAACACGCGGTCCAGCTCTTCGAGGAGAGGGGTTTTCTGCAGCACGAGTGTTACAGCCTCGCCGCCTATGGTTACGATGGTGAAGGGGCTGCCCTTCGTCTTGCGGATCGCGCCGCGCAGTTCGCCGAGTTTCATTTGAAGTCTCCGTTGTTGGGATCAGGGGTCGAGCATCGTCATGCCGAGCGCGGCCATGTACGTCTGCAAGATGGTTTCCTCTTCGAGGCGCTCGTTGGCATCCTTTTTGCGAAGCTGAATGATGGTGCGGATGGCCTTCGTGTCGTAGCCGCGGCCCTTGGCCTCGCCCATCACGTCTTTGATGTCTCCCTGGATCGCTGCTTTCTCTTCCTCGAGGCGCTCGACGCGCTCAATGAACTGACGAAGTTCGGCGGCAGCGATCGTCTCGACCGTTTCGCCGCTGTTGTGTCCGATAGACATTTCGACTCCTAATGATTGGAAATCTCGTAAAACGTGAAATATAAGCGCGTCAAGAAGCGACTGGTTTGCCTACAAGTCCACCATCGATGAACGACTTCGCGCCGGACAGGTGGGCCGGTCGAAGATGGTTCTTCCCGCTTTCAGTAAACGGCGGAACTCCCTCCGGATACTTCGCGAAAATTTCGTCGACGACGCGCTGAAGTTCACCACGAACCGCGTCCAGGTTCGCTTTCGGCGGTCGGTCGTCGTTCAATTGCTGCTGGATCATCGCGTCGCGCAGGACCACGAGGCTGCTTATGGCTTTGGTGATGTGGGACAGCTTGCTATCGTCGTCGATGTCTTCGCCTTCCCACCACTGCATGATGTGGCCCATCGCAGCGTCGACGTAAACCGATGCTTTGACACCAGTTACGCGATAGTTATGCCGACCGTATTTCGCTGCGCCTTCCAGCATCGCGACACCAACTTCGCACATGACGGTCATCGGGACCGTTGCAAACTGCCGCCACTTCCTGATGCCGAAGCCGTCTTTTGGGTTCGTTTCCTTGGTGCTCATGACTGCACCTCGTAGCCCAGAGACGCGCGAATACGGTCGTAGGCCTCCCAGGCGGTTTCATGGTGGACAGGCTGGACGTTGTGTTCTCGTCCATCGTGCATGCGCACAACCACGCAACTGGCGTCGTAAGAGCATTGAACGCTTTGAACTAAGTTCGGATTGACGCTGGTGGTCTTCGTGATCTCGACGAGCGCCATGGAAATCACCACTTCTTGCCGTTTGCAGCAAGCCTGGCCTCGTTCTTGTGATCGGCGCGAACAGCGTTGTATTCTCGCTTCTCCGTAACGGCGCCGTCGACATCATAGCCGAACTTCGCAGCATAGGCGTCGATCGTCGCGAGAACGCGGGTAATTTCGATTCCGACACGAACGTGCCAGTTCGACTCGATGAGGTTGCCGACGCCCGTGACAAGCCGCACGATCGCAAATAGAGCCTCTGCGCGGTTGTCGCTGAGATCGATTGCGAGCCCTTCCGGATCGACGAGCTTGAATCCACAGCCGCCAGCGAAATCAAAGAGTCTGATCTTGGCGTCGGCCAATTCCACTTCCGCCATTTTGCGGTGGGGCAAGTGGTCGTCCATGAGATTCTTCCGCTCGCCTTCCATGGCTTCGGAAAGTTCGCTGACGACCAGCATCAGCATCTCACCCTTGTTTCGGTCCAGACGCTCACCGTTTGCCGGGTCACGCCACCAGTGGGCATTGGAGGCGTGAATTTCAGCGGCGATGCTGTTTAAGTCGGTCATTTCCACTTGTTCCTCATCTTGCGCTTGTTAGTGCTTCGACCGAGATGGAAGAAGCCGCAGAATGTACATTTGTAGGGCGGTGCTTTGGGATAGCGCTTCCTGACTGAGACTACGACGTTTGCGGTGAACCGCTCTTTGCCCTGACAGGAAGACTCCCAAACCGTATCCTTATTTCGCCTCATAATTCCACCTTTAAAGTGAAAGTCAATATAAAAGTGAAACAATTGGCCGCAGATCGTCTATCCACGTTACGAGCGGATCACCAGGCTTCTCATGCGACCGATTGTGGGACCGACGGACCATAAATGAGTTATGGCCACAGTCGTGCCCGGAGAGCGCATGGCTGTAGTTGTCTTCGATCCAGACGCCACGCTCAAGGATACCGAGCCACTTCTTTTTGCTTTCTCCGAGCGGCAGGCAGATAACCTGCTCGAAGATGTCGCCGAAGATGAGATCGAGATTGAACTTACGCCGCGCGACCACCACGGGATTGTCGGAGCAACTGGTCAGGACCGAGAGCCGATGACCCATCTCCTTCAGCAATGTGACATTTTCAATTGCATGAGGGCACGCTTCAAGATTGGCGAACTGGGAACTGTGGTTGAAGCCGACGACCGTCTCACGCGACGCTGCCGGCGTCAGGCCGAGCCAGCCGCTCATATCCCATGAGTCGGGGAGACCTTTGATTTCGCGGTTTTCGATAGCTGACACAAAGCGCCTGAAACCGCCGAGCCAGTCTAAGAGAACGTCGTCGCAGTCCAGGATGATGTGAAGGTTACGGTTCTGACGATGGAAGTCGATCATGCCTCGGTTTCCTTTGCTTGGCTCGCGACGGCATTGTCGATCGCATCCCTGAGCGATTTGCCGGTCCAAAAATCGTTGCGGACGCGCACTACCCAGTCTCGTGTCGCATCGTCCTGTGAAATTGAAACGGAAGTATCCGTGCCGTTTTCAACGTAGCCGCAGAGATCACGCAAGGCGTCCAAGCGAACCGTGTCCCCGTGAAGCGGCTTCGGCTTCTCACCGGCATCCATGTGTTTCGCGGTCGCGCGCTTTTTCCCTTCCGCCTGTGCCTTGTCGATGGCACGCGTCAGATCGCCAGCGGCTTTCACACCGTCGCCGCCGTGTTTCTTCAGCGTGGCCATGGCGAGCGTCGCAGCGACCTGACCTGCGGCCACCAGAGTGGTGACGGCAGCCGGCGCGGCCTGCAGTTCAAGAAGCTCGATGATCCACTGGCGAGCGAGACCGGTCTTCTGCTGGATATCTTTTTCCGTCCACCCGAGATCGATGAGACGCTTGAAGACGCGCGCCTGTTCGATTGGTGTCAGCGGCTTGCCGGAATTACGCACGATCTGACTGAAAACGCGGTCAGCTTCGCTCGAATACCGATCTTCGGTCTGCACCGGAACGCTTTTGATTTCGGCTCCGAGGTGCTCGATCGCATACATCGTCGCACCGTGACGGCGATGACCGTCGGAGATGAACGCCTTGCCATCTTCCGTATAGACGGTGAGTGCCTGCTTGACGCCGACCTGCGAGATAGATTCAGCAAGCGCCAAATCATCCGGGTCTTCTGGATTGAAGTTGACGGTTCGGCAGTTCCAGTCGACCTTCACATGCAGGTCGCGCGGGTCCATGCGATAGATGTCGGAGCGGCCGACGGCGAGCGATTTGATGACGCCCTGATTTGATGCAGCGGTCATTCGGGTTTCCCTTCGATTTCGCTCAGTGTCCACGACCGGACGCTGGCGAGCGGAAATGAGTGAACTTTGGGGCCGCACAGGAGTGTAAGCACGTTATCCTCGCCGGCCTGTTTTGCGAGATGGCGGCCGAATGATGAACCGACTTTGAGCTGGTATGTCTCGATCGACCCGTCGATGAACGTGACTTCGACTTGCGACCATCTCTCGGGATAATCAGTCATGGAATTTCCTCACACGAGCAGGTCGTCGAGATCGACCGGCTTTGGTTTGACAGGCGGAGAGTCGATCAGGTCATCCAGGTCGACGATTGGTTTGGCGGAGGGCGGCGCGGTAGCGATCCGCCACGTAGCACCGAAGTGTCTGACACCCCGGCCGTCCTCGACGAGCACATTGGTTTCGCCGTAGTGCTTGATGACCACACCGTCGATCGGCTCAAGTCCGTAGGCGTTGCGGTATGTTACCTTCGTGCCGACGGGCCAGAATGCGTTGGGGCGATTTTCCGCTGCCATCACAGCACCCCTATGAGTAAAAGGATCCGCAGCGTGGAAAGCAGAAGGAACCATGCAGCGAGACCGAGGACCGACAAGATGAGAACTGTCCTCATCGCGTGTACCTCGACTGCTGATGCGCCCGTAAGCCGGTCTCTTCGACTAAACAGCGAATGGAGCCGTCGACGAAGCGTTCAAGTAGCTCGCCGCGGAACTCGGACAGAGGAGTGCCGGGCGCGAGTTCTTCCCGCATCGGGACGGCAGTTTCGTGTATCCACTGGCGGTAAGCGGGGCTGCGTCTGGAAGATATGGTATTATCTCGAGCACTGCGAGCGATGTCAGCTTCGGTCATCATACATCACCGCCTTCCGCAATTCTGACCATCTGCCGCCCCATGTCGGTCAAACGGTAACCGGACCCGCACACCGAACCTTCGTCGGTCATGAGGCCGCGCACGTGTTCGGTGACCCCCTTACGGGCCAATGCTCTGGTGATAGTCCGAGAGGTGTCATCGTTATGAATGCCGGCTTCGCTCGATATCCATCTGAAGGTCACTGCGAAGTCGGGGTCGAGGGTATAAAGTGCCGTGACGATGTCCTGCTGGCGCTTTGACAGCGATGCGAGGTCCGGAATAGGCTCCATATTGCGAAGCAACTCTGGCAACCCTTCGGCTAGCTTGCCGGATTCATGGCGCAGGATCATGCAGAGCGCTTCAAGCTCGCAAAGCTGGAACTCACCTGACAACCACGCCCTGCCACCCTTGCTCGTGCTGCGACCTTCGTCGGCGCCGTTGGAACGATCATTCCAAACTTCGTAGGCTTGGGAAATAGTGGCCTTTTTCATCACTCTTCTCCCTGATCAAACAGATGGAATACGAGAGCGCCGTTCCGCAGAAGAAGCGTCGAGATGAAGCGAGCGTCAGCAGGCGCTGGCTGTCCAGTCACCACGGCGTGGATAGTGCGACGGCGTCTGTGTTGACCCGGATCGCATCGATACCAAATCGCAATCTGTCCAGGGAACTGAACGTCGGCGCTAAGGATTTCTGAGTGCGCCGGGCAATCGATTTCTACGCGGTCGGCAATATCTTCGAAATTAATCGTGGCTTTGTGGACGGTGAGCATTCTCAATGTCTCCTAAACATAATTGCACGATAAAAGTGAAATTCAATCAGGTCAACAGAAATACTCACTAAAAGTGAAATTTAGTTGCTGGAACTGATCCTTTTTGGCTTTCTCACCGGGCACGCTGGCAGTCTTTCGAACTGCGTGTTCCAACCGTAACCGTTCTTCGGATCCGCGATGAATTTCGACATGGTGGATTTGGCTGCATAAAGGCTAGGGGCTATCACTTCGAACGTCTTTCGACTGCGACCGACAGCGAACCAAAACTGTTTCTGTGGGCTCATCCGAGACACCTCTTGACTGTCACATTGAACGTGAACAAAATAAGAACATGAAACACCGTCGCGGCATAAACCTCGTTCCGGATTCCTTTCGCGTGATCTACGAAGGGACGGTGAGCCGCGACCTGTATCCGACGTTGAATGCATATCCCGAATGGTACGTATTCGGCGGACGATGTTCCCGCTGCGAAAGGGAAGGGTGGCTGGATCACCAGCAACTAACCCGACGCTTTGGCACGAACGTCTTTCTCAACCAGTTGCGCCCCAAGTTGCGATGCCTGAAATGCGGTAACAAGGGAAACAATAACTGGATTATTGGGAAGATGGGCAGGGATTAGTCACCGAATCGGTGACGCGCGCCATCAGCTCGGGCAGAATGATATGCCACATGGTGGCGTCATAGACCGGTTCACCTGGTGCGAATTGCATCGGCGCCATATGCGACATGTAGAATTTCGCCGTCGCAACCAGATTCTCGTTCGACAACGCGCGCATCTCGCCTCGTTTCCTGCGCGACCAATCCTCGTACTGTTGCGCTCGAGCCTGCGCTTCCGGCGTCAGTTTAAAGGTCATTGAGTGTCTTCCGTTCGAAAGCGTCGGCCAGCAAGGATCCCGCAAAATAGGGCCAGACGAGTGACTTCCAGAAACCGTGTTTCTCGGCGAAGCCATCAGCGATGCCGGCATAAATGACGCAAAGAACAATTGAGGTCATTCCCCGCTCCTGATGTTTGTGTGTTTGTGGAGGATGCGTTCCTCCTGCTTTGCGGGTGCTGCGGGGTAAATGGCGAACACGATGTCAACCAGTTCACGGACCAGTTGCTCGTCTGGCTTCCCGTCGAAATGCTTCATTACTTGACCAACGAACCAGCCTCGGAGAACTGGCTTCTTTTCCGCTTCCGCCCACTTAACGGGGTTATCAGTTGAGAGTTTTCGGATGCATCGACCGATGTCCGCACCGTCTACCGCCACGTCCTGCACCTGTGCGGAGAAGCCTTGACCGTTCAAAAAGTCTCGAAGCGCGGTCATCTCGCCAGCGGGAAAGCGTGCTATCCAGTGAACGCTGCCTTCCGGACCATGCTCGCCTTCGCGGCGGTCATCCTCGATTGTGAAGTCAGCTTCATCGACAACGATGTGCCCGCTCCCATCTTTTCGAACGTGCAAGCATCCGCCTTCAAAAACGAAGGCAGAGCCAGAGCAGTGTTTGGGAACGATAGACGCCACCGGCTCCGCAGCGGGCAGGGCAGCTTCGAGACGCTGAGCGATGACCTGAGACATACCACCACCGATATTCGAGATGAGAAAAGACGGATCGTCAGGGATGTCATATAGCTTGATGCGAGCGCCACGCTTCATGAGCTGGATGAGATTTCGGAGATGATCGTCTACTGAGGCCTCTGATACTTGCGCATTCATCGTTCCGGTCTCCGCAGATCGGCAAGCGCACGGGTCAGGTCCATGCTTGCCCGTTTGATTGCGCCTTGTTCACGCGGGAAATTGTCCCGCATCAGCGTGCTATAGCCACAGTCATACGGTTCTGGCGTCGGCAATGCTTCGGCGCGTGCGATGAACCGACGAGCCTCCAAAACAGCAATTTGAAGTTTTTGCCTGTTCATTGCCCGCTCCGTTTCCAAAGGACGTTGCCTTCCAGGTCTTCGATCGACGTGAGGTGCACATTCAACTTGCCATGGTCCTCGGGCTTACATTTGTCGGTCGGCTGGATCGGATAGAATCCGCCGTCAACCGTTCTCATGATCCAGACGGTTGGGAGGAGCGAGGCGAGGGGTTCAAAGCGGCCGTCCTCAAACTCCTCGCGCGGACGAACCCACAGGGAACCGTCGTCGATCGAGCGGTAGATCGCGACCTCGCGCATGTCAGTAGATGCGCCGGTATCGTATTCAAACCACTTCTCCGCCTGCATCTTGCCGACGCCGAGCAGTTCGTATTCTGTGCCGCGTTTCTTGTGGCGATGCGTTGGCGTTGGCGCAGTCGCAGCGCTGTGTTTCATCACCAGTTCGATGATGTCGTTGCGATCCACGTCGTGCCGCTTGCCATCGAACCAACCTGCCAGCAGGTCATCCACGTCTTTCGAAATTTCGTCTCTGTTTGTCATAGTCCACCATGAATCCTGATTGATGTTTCTTGCTGCTCTCGATCGACCACGCCGGCGCCCAAAAGCCGCCCTCGGCCTTCACCAGAACCTTCTTCGGGATCCAGACCTCGTGGCCGTAATACTGAAAAAGGTAGGCCCGGTGCGTCTCGTGCAGGCACTGGCCGAGCCCGCGATAGCCTGACGGCACCTCGTCGAGTTCGTTCGCCTTCACCTGTGAATCGGGGATCATTTCAACCTCCGCGAACCTGTTGGGAAACCGGCATCTCTGACCTGCCGGAAACCAAAGAGGCTCAGCTTGCTTTCCAGCGCTCGAAACGACGACCGCCGTAAAAGAGGACGCAACTCCAGCAGAAGCCGAGGATCAGATCGGGAAGATTGTTGAGGATGGCGATAACCAAGGTCAGCTCCCGAAGTTGGAGACGATCCCGCCGCGGGCCTTCATCACCGCGCGGATGAATGTCTTCAGTTCGACCTGGTCTGCGACAGCGTCCTTGTTAACGTAAACCTTCGCCAGCCACGTCAGTGTCGACTTGCTCGAGAACCAGCCCTGCAGACTCTTCTTGTAGGTGCCACTCGGGATTTCGGCATACGAGTAGAGCGGCTTGCCCTGCGGATCGACAGCGTCGTCGAAGTCGCGATCGTTGACGCCGACCAGTGACAGGCCGTCGCCGTAGAACTCGTCGGCCGAACGAACCAGCGTGTTACCGAGTGCTGCCGGCACGAGCATGCAGGTCGTTTGCTCCTTGCTCACCGAGGATAGTGCAATGTCACCGGACTCGTCAGTCTGACGGACCGGAGCATAATCAGCGTCTTCGGAGATGAAGTTCTGCCAGATGAGCCAAGCGCCCGACCCACGTTCGCCGAGTGCAATCGAATACTTCTTCGCGTCGCTCTCGAGATCACCGATGTCGTCGACGCCGGATTTGCTGCCGCAGAGCGCATGCAGATATTCGCGATGCAGATCGGCGACCGGGACGAACTTGGAAGCGTTAGCCGGCTCGGTGCGTTTGAGGTACGCCAGACCATCGGGCTGCCCGACGAACGCATCGCATTTGCCCTGAAGGCTGAGCTGGATATTGCCCCAGGTGCCGCCCGTGTCCTTGACAACGTCAACGATCAGGCCTGCTCCTTTCGCTTCTGCGCGGATCATTTCCCCGGCTGCTGCATAGGGCTGGTCTGCGGCACCTGTGCAAAGTGTGAGAGCCGCCGCGGGGCTGCTGAACATGCAAGCGAGCGCAAGCGCCGCTCCGATGAAGAGCTTCTTCATGTTGTCTCCTGTTAGGTTGGTGTGTTGAGGGGAGTTCATCGCGTGCTCCGCACTGGACGGAGGTTGCGGCCGACTGCCTCGCGCTTGGCGGGGTAGCTGCGGATGGAATGACGAATGGTCGTATGATCCCGCCCGCCGAGGTACATGCCGATCTCGACGAGGCTCGACGTGGTTCTACGCACCATCCAGTAGCAGCAGGCCTGCCGCACCAGGACGACATGCTTCTGCATGCGGTCGCTCGTGATCGTTTCAGCCGAAAGACCGGTACGCTTGCAGAATAGTGCGAGAATCCGTTCCTTGGTCGTCATCAGGCGAGTGGGCTCGACGATGAGCAGTGTCTTCGGCTTGCTGGCGATGTTGATGACCTTCGGTGCGCCGTAGATGCGCCGACGGACGGCGGCATAGCGCGCCAGTAGTTCCTCCGCTGTCTTGGGTTCAGGCCTCATAGCAGGCCTGCCAAAGAGGCAGCCGAGGCGACGGTCAAGGTGAGGAGTAAAGTCACGGTGCTGCTGATAGCAGCGCTCATGTGCTCAACCGCACCACGGTGACGATCGAAAGAGACGGATGCGCGCTGAAAAAATAACCGCGCATCGCGGACATCGTGTTTCAAGCTCATCACCGATCCCCTTCGAAGTGGCCGGCAAGCACGCTGACGAGGAAAGCGGTCAGAGCACTGGTCGCGCAAATGTAAAGAAGCATGCTCATTCCGAATTCCTCTTGAAAGTTGAAAGTCAGGACGCGAAGTTGAGCTGACCGGCTGCGAGTTGCCGAGCAATGCGGTCGTTCTGTCTCGTCGATGAATGTGGATACTTCCGTCCGGTGCGTCGGGTTTTCGGGCGGCGGAAGTCTGCGGTCTGATGCGCAGGGACGATTGGCATACTGCGCGCCAGATCAATTGCAGAGCCCAAGGATGCGAGCAGGGCGGTTGCCGCGGAAAACATCGATCGTCTCATCATAGTCACGTCTCCTTTGAGTTTCACGTTTAATGAGCAATATTGCACGAATTAAACGCAAGTCAACTGAGAAGTGAAATTTATTGAGATTTCTTCGGGATGGTTACCACGGCAGGTAACAGGTCTGCACCTTTTGTCGCATTATCAGCGTCCACGGGATCAAGTATAAGATGTCTAGTGTCGTCCTCGCGAGATCTGAAATGCGGCCAGTTGCAAACGTTTGCAACTGCGAGCGGCGCAAGCCTGACGCAATCTAAAATCGCCATAGTCCTTAGCCAGAAGGGATTATCGACGGTATGCAGCGATAATCAATTGTCGGTAATGTGTGGCAGAAACCGCTCAAATCAATTGAAGTTGACGCGATCGTCATTATGTTGATTGACAACGGAGTGATAGGACGCAAGAACACACGTACACGTAGCGCTGCTACGAAAACTGCCCACAAACGTTTACCTAGAATAAACGTGGAAATAATAAAACAGACACAACTGAGCGTGGAACGAGTGCGTTGCAATGACGTTTACCGCCACTTAGCTCAGTGCAACGGAGGTGACAATGTCACGAGTTCAGGCCGTAGTATACGAGACACACGTCAGCGAAGACGAAAATTGCAGAACCGTCATCATGGCGTCGAGTTCTTACGAATCTTCCGCGGTTACCGATTACAACGACGAAGTCACGCACGCTGATATCGTCGAACTTCACTCTCATGCCGCTTCGAAATTCGGTACGCCGAAGTTTGTAAAGTCGAGCGAAGCTGCTTGGTAATTGGTGCTGCGTGTCTATTTTTCGTAAATTCTATAATTTAGACACGCACCCACATCCTCAGCCGTTGGACATCGTCTGGTGCAATTTCCCATATCGAGAAAACCCACGGCGGCCTGGCCCTAAATCTCGACCGGCTTTGGTGAAACAATGGCACATTGACGAGAACGGTCTCGCATGGATCGACGTCGTTTACGGAACGACGAAGGCAACACCAATGAACCGACCGTTCGATCTTCATATTTACAAGTCTCTCGAGATCGATAAGTGCGGGCTTCTTCGGAATACGTGCTTTGTGCTGGAGCGTGTCGCTCGTCTACCGTGGGCTCCGGACTATTTCTGCGTCCGCAAAGACGATGGAGTCGGTCCAATCGTCGGACGCCTCTCCGAAAACAGAATAAAACGCCTCCGCTATCTTACAAAGCGTCCGAAGCGAGCCTGATAGTCATTTCTCCACGCTCATCTCCAGCGGTATTTTCGTACGACCAGTGTCGGCGTTGATATTTCTCAGAGGCACAGCTATCTCTAGTTGTCTTGAGGTGGGGGTGGGTATGATTAGATTTCTCCGGGGTACGATTCTTATGGCTTCGATCGCCCTGCCGGCTACGGCTGGAGCGTTCGGAAACGACGATCGATGGGAGTCCGGATGGGGCATGGGTGTCAAAGAGGCTATCATCACCCGTGGAGCTGGTAACCGGATATACGTCACATGTGACGATGGTGCTGCCAGGGATGCCACCGCTATATCGTTCATGGTCGGCGGCGATAGCCCTAAGGGGAGTTCTGTTCAGTTGACATTCGATGGAGAAGCGCCGGAAGATTATTCGCTATGGGACGGCGAAATTAAATCGAACTGCCATGCGTGCGCCTCGACCTATGATGCGATTATAAACAAGCTGAAATCTCATAGGTTTGTGCACGTGAAATTTCAAAACGGAAACGCGGCGAAATTTTCGTTAAATGGGTCAACTAGAGCGATTGGCCAGTGCGTGGCAGATTTCTACCGGTGAGTTTGAAGGGGGCAGGTAATGATTAAATTTTTTCGAGGTGCGCTTGTTGTCGCATTTCTCGCAGGTTGCACGTCGACACCGGGTACGATGAATGACGTACATACGGGCGTTAGCGCCAAACACTCGGCGTACCATTTCGTGCACACAGGTCTTCTCGACAGCTTGAAAGTCGCCACGTTCGTCGGCACGAAGGACAAGCAAACGAAATACGGTATAGCCACTAGCTATCTGTCCACGGGCCTAGGGTGGGCCTTCTACCAGGAGGCCTGGTCATTCGGAAAAAAACTCTCTTTCAGCATGACCAATGAAAAGCTGCTAAGTTGCAGCAGTGGGAGCTGCTCCATGCTCGAGGAGGGTGTCATAGAACTGACCAAGGAAGAATTTGAAACCGCCGCGGTGTCAGGTTTTGAGTTCAAACTCATCGGAAAAAATCGTCAGTTTGTGGTCAAAGTTCCGGCGAAAGCGTTTCAGGAATCCTTGTCACAATAGCAAGATTTCTCCGGGGTCTGATTTTCTCCGAGGGGTGGGTCCGCAGGGGTCAGCTACAGGGGCTGTAAAACTCGTGATATTGGCGCTGTTTTTGGGTTGATATGTAATAACATAACGTGCATGCCGTTTCGGCAGCAGGGCAGCAGGGCAGCAGGGCAGCAGGGCAGCAGGGCAGCAGGGCAGCAGGGCAGCAGGGCAGCAGGGCAGCAGGGCAGCAGGCAACAAAAAACCCGCCACAATGGGCGGGCTGAAGGCGGAACCGGTCGATTTAAACATTCGGCGCATTCGCCTCACTGGCGCGGCGGCGTTTCTCGTCTCGAATCAATTTCATTTCGGCATACGTTCGTTCGGTTTGGGCTTTGGCGGCTTCAATCGAGCTAGGCCAAACACTATTTACGTGCCATTTCAAAAGCAGTTCTTCGGCGCGCAATTGGTCGTCTGTCATACCTGAATATTTGTTAGTCATGTCCGTCTCCTAACTCATTACGTTAGCCAGCAAAGCCGCCCCATACAAAGCAATCCCAATCGAGACCGGCATGAAATACCATTTGCCGCGCAAGCGTTCCCATAGGCCTGAATCCGGCTTATAGGACACTTCGCTCGATACCGTCGGCACGGTTGCCGGTTGAACGGCTGGACGCGCCACGCCAACACTATGCAGCGGCTTGGAGCCACGAGACACGGCAACCTTGCAAGCCGGCATAGGCGCGCCGCTGGCGTTCGGCACGGACACAATAGCTTGCCCGGTTCCAAGCCCCGCAATGTCGGCAGCCGTGATATTGCCCGGCATGGTATCGGCTGCCGCCTTCAATGCCTTTTGGTGGACTGAAGTCGAGCCGCGCAACGCGTGCTGGATCCTGGTCGCCAGTTGTCCGCTAATGACGTTCGGCAGGTCAGACGGCGCTTGCGTCACATAAATCAGGCCGACTCCCTTAGATCGAATAAGCCGCGTGATTTGCTCGATACGTTGCACAATGGCAGGGCTTGCGCCGTCGAAAACCAAATGCGCCTCGTCGATCATGACCATAAGACCAGGCGTGCCAGCGTCGCCAATTTCACCTAGGCCGCGATAGAGCGACTCCAGCACATGCGCGACAAACGCGCCATAGAGGCCGGGCAGGCGGGTTAGGTCTGAGACCGCATAAACGGTTATGCCTGCCGTGTCCCTTGGATCATGCCGGGCGCTGCCGAAAGCCCACGCTGCGCCGCGCTCGAGCCGCAACATGGCACGTTGAACGGCAGAAACGGAAACAGGCGATATCAGGCCATAGGAATCGGAAAGGTTCGCCCGCGTGGCGTCGTTCAAGAGCTGTCGCAAGTCCTGCAGCGTGGCGACGGCGCGACCGGTATCTTCAGCCCATGCAAGAGCAATGGCCAATGCGCCCGCTTGCGCTTCGGATAGATTCAAGGCGCGTGCGATCAAGTCCGCCCCCAAATCATCGATGCGCATTTGCGGGTATATCAGAGTCGAGCCTAGCGACTCCAAGTCGCCTTTTGCATCCAGCACCAAAACCGGACACGGGCAGCGTTCCGCGATTGCTCCTAGCGTCGTGGTTTTACCCGTGCCCGTGGCGCCGAAAATGCCGACATGGCGCGACAGATAGCGATAGGGAATCTGTGCGCCCGGTCCGATGGAAAGGGAATAGGTCATTTGCCGAAAGCCATATAGAGCATGGCGAGAAATCCGCCCAAACCAAGACCCGTCACAACTGCAAGGGCAAAACCGTTAAAGGCGAAACGGTCTTTCTGATAATCATTCTTTTCCGCCACGTATGCCGCATGGTTTTTAATCAATGCGATGACAGCGGGAAAACCGATTGCGCCAAACATGGCAGCGACAAAAAGCAAGGGGCCGGTATTAGACATTGGATAACTCCTCTTGAATCCGTCGCAACCGGCTTATTCATACAGCCGGTTGAAAGAGACTCAAGCCGTGGCGTAGTCGCTCATGCTTTGATGAAGGAAAGCGGGCAGGGTGGTTTCATCGCTCGACTCGTCCGCCGCGTCATATTGGTCGCGCCACGTGCTGGCGTCGTCTCCCTGCAGAAAGAATTCCCGCCCGTCGGTTTCATTGACGACGGCATAGGCAAGCCCGTTGCCATATGAGGTGATAGAAAACGCGTCGATTTTCCAAGTTACCTGTTTCATGGCTCAATCCTTATCTTCCCGGTATTCCTGCCGGGCCATATCAAGCGCCATTTCGATTTGAGCGGTCGCACCTTCAGGCGTCATGCCGCATTCGAGCCGCAAGAAGTGCCAGACGTTGCCGATAAGGTCGCGGGCTTGTGCTGCCGGGTCTTCGCTTTGCGAGCGCGTCGCGAATGCGTGAGTTTGAATGCATCCGCTTGCCCATGCCGCCCGTGTAGAATTATTAATATCCATGGCAGAATTCCTCTTTAAACGTGAAATATTAGGCGTAGCGAATGCGAATGATTTTGGTGCTAACCTTGGCCGTGGCGAACGTATCGGACGGCAATGTTTCCAAGGTTTCAGCGTCGGCATGACTGAACGTGACAGGCACAAGCGCAACCAGGGTTGCGGATTCGGAATGCCCGTTTCTGCCCATGAGTGAGACCGCCGCCGCGATATGCTTTCGAACTTGGCTAAAGGGCGGGTTCATGATGATACGCGGGAATTCTACCTTCCCGCACGCATCCGCCGCATATTCGAGAAAGCAGCGGTTGATAACCGGACCGAGTGAGTGAAGACCTTGCGCCAGCTTAATGTGACGTTCAACCATGGTCATTTCAAACCGGCTATGACCGGCCGCATAAAGCGCCCGCACCAATTGCCCGGTTCCCGCGCTCGGTTCCAAGGTCAGATAGTCACCTTGTGGACCTAGATATTCAACCATGCGCGCCGCCACGTCGTCGGGCGTCACGTGGCATTCGGTGGCTGCGTCTACGGCGAGGGGCTCGGGAATGGATCCCGGCTTGATTTCTGCAAAATCGGTTCGGCTTTGAACCGGAACAAACATAGGCTTTGCCGGGCGGGAATAAATTGAAGGCCGCGCCATTACACGGACTCCTTTGACTGCATTTCAGTGTAACTCTCCGGGCGGGCGTGCTCTTTCGAATCTGTCAGAAACACGGCGACCCATGGGCGGGAATAACCCGGACCCTCATGAAAGGGATTGGGGCAAATCTTGAAACGATATTCGCCACAAATCGACGTGCGCGTGCCACGGCAATCTGAACTGATTTTACCGTACTGCGCTTTGGTCATTTCGACCTGTTGGAATTCCCGCAATTCCTTGCCGTTCCACCCGGCATAGCAATAGAATTTCGGTGCCCGGAAATTGAGAATAGGCGGCAGGGCGTCTTTCTTCGCTGGCACTTCATAGCCAACGGAATGCATAAGGTCCCGCCATTCGTCTGCCGTCATTTCGAGCGATGCGCCGTCCGCCAAATGAAGCGGCAAAGCAACTTTGCTTTCAAGCTGGAACGAGTCGCCGTCAACCTTCGTTGCTTGCGGTTTATGGGCGCCATGTTCACGGGCGAACGCCTGAATGATGACCGGCGTAACGTCACCTTCAAAGCGCTGGACGGTGCCTAACAATTCCCGCTCATAGCTCAAACGGTTCAAAATATGTTCGATCCAGCGACGGCGCTTGGCACTGTTAACGACGCGTTCCGCGCCCGCGATGCAGGCGGCGCGGGCTTCCTGCATGGTCCAGCCTTTTTCACGAATGGTGCTGTGAAGGCTGTACGGCGCAAGAGCGCCGGTTTCGAGCACACCCATATCAATGGCGGCCTGAATTTGTAAGTCTTCGGTGATTTTCGCCCAAACCTTCAGGCACAGATTTGCATGGTTGATATCGCGCTGCAGGTCGCGCAATTCGGCCAGCAATGTTTTGATGCGGTTCGCCCGGACTCGCGGGTCGTTTTTCATGTTGGCGTGGCACTCAACGCCTGTAGCGCGATAGAGCCAATAATTGGCAGCCTTGGACGCTTTAACTGCATTCGTCATTGCAGAATGCATCCGCTCTTGCGTCTTACGCGCCTTCCGTTCGGAATGATGACCGACAAGGATAGGCTGCCCCATATAGAACGCTTCTGATAGCTCATTTGCAGCCGCCTGAAATGCGTTTGCCTGTTGCGCCCGCTTGTGAGCGATACCGTCCAGGCGATCCGCCTTCAGTTGCGCGCGCTCGGCAAGCGTCATCTCTTCAGGTTCAATTTCGCCCGCCAGTTCAAGCGCCAAATCTTCCCGGTCTGGCGTCCACTTAGGTGCAACAAAAAGTTCCTGTTTTGGAGCCCACGAAAAACCGGCAGCTTTAACACGTGCATAGGTTTCCGCATCAAGGCGGGTCGACGCGTACAGGCGCAATTTGTTGTCTTCGGGGCTGTAGGTGGCGGAAATTGTCATATCTCGAATTCCTCTTAAAACGTGAAAGTTAGCGCAAAACGACGCGGTCGGCGCCATCGTTGAAAGCAGCCTGAAGGCGTTCGTCGCCCGCCCAGAAATAGAGCGTGTCCGCTTCGCCACTTTTGAGGCGTTCCATGCGCTGGAAAATGGTTTCCCGTTCGCTCAATTCCGCTTTGATGGACGAACGCAGCCGGGCTTTCAGGCTATCGGGCAGGGCGCGCAACGTGGCGCATGCGCCTTTCATGTCGCGGATGGTCTGGCGAACTGACTCACGGATTGCGGCCAAGTCCTGAAGGCAACCGGCATATTGAGAACCGGCCTGCCATGCGGTTTGATATTCGCGTTCCTTTTCAGCTTCCGATTCTGCGAAATCATTCGCGGCGCGTGCGGCTTCTTTCTTTGCCGTCTCATGCGCGGATTCAGCCCAATAACCGGGTTTCAGCATGGCGGGCGTCTGATAACGCTTGCTGATAGTTTCTAGCGCTGTGAACATTTCGTGTTTGAAATTGGACCGGTAAACCGTGGAAAAGTCGACATATGCAGGACCGCCGCAATCTGCCGCGCCGTTATCCTCATTGTCATGTGCGGCCACAAAGCGCGCCTTACCGCCACGGCCGGGCAACTGATACACGCAGCCGCGAATCTTGCCGTCTTGATGCGGGTCTGTGAACCATCCCGTATGACGGATGGAGTCGCTGATAACGTCGCAATATCCGACGAAACGGAGTCCCATTGCGGCGGGATTCTCGATCCACCTGCAACCGCTTTCCGTGCTGCCGTTGGTGACGGGCTTTGCCCATGGGCTGGATGCATACCGGCGTACCGAATTCACAGCGTCACGGCGGGCCTTATCAAGGGCAGCAACTGCAAACGTCGTCGGAATACCCTTAAGCCCGTCACGGGTAGGGTTCCAACGCGAAAGCGCCGTGGCGCGATGATAGCGATACGCCGATAATAATAACTCGTTCATGGTTGAATTCCTCTTTTAAGTTGAAAGTGTGCTTACAGAAAAAGCGGCGCTATGAGCTGGCCGAATTGGAGACCGGCTAACAGAACTGCAGGGAGGGCGACGGGTAATAAAAGCGGGTGGATCATGGCGACACCTAAGCGAAGAATTCAGCCGCCTTGGCAATCTGCCATGCGTCATTCCAGAGGGCCAAATCTGCCGCTTCTTCGGGATTGGTAAGGAATGCCGGTTCCCGCTCGAAAGTGACTTTGAAAGCGTCAAGCATCACCATGTTGGCGTCGCAAAAGTCATGTGTGTGGCAGGCGGCGGAGTCGTTCCGGTTCAATTCCAGAACGGCGCGAAAGTCCGCACGGCTCAATTCCTCTTGCACCTTGCTACCGAATTCGCGGGCAAGGCGGATTTTATCCATGGTGACAACGTCCGTTGCATCCAAAGACGGAATGCGTTTCTGCAGGTCGACACGATCAAGCACAGCCTGCCAATCGTTCGTATCCACCAATGTGAAGAACTCGCCGTCTGCCCGGACCGCTTGCAGAGAGAAACGCGTGGGCGAGTCGGGGAATTCCCGAAGCACTGTATCAGCGTAGTCTACATACACGTGCCATTGCGGCAGCACTTCAAAGGAAGGGCACGTATCATTGTGCCATGAAATATCCTGCCAATCGTCGGGAATGGCGGGCAGGGTGGAAAGGTCAAAGTCGGGGAATTCCCGTGCCAAATTGCTGAAGCGTTCCACGTGGTGCGTCTCCTTATTCAAACTCGGGGAATATGCCGATTGCGGGGCATTCCCGTTCCACAAACCATTTGCGTGCCGTCTCTGCCGCCACCACGTCAAAATCACTGACTGTCATCGGCGCTGTGCTAGATTGGACGCGTTTGAAACCGGGCAGGCGATAGTAGAAATCAGCGCCGTCTTGCTGGACAATCGTCTTTTTCATTCGCCCGTTCTCCGTTTCGATAATTCCAATCTAAACGTGAAATATGCGAAGCGCAAGAGATATTCACATTAAAAGTGAAAGTTAGTCTGTTCGGCCTGGTTTCGTGCAGGCGGATATAATGAGGGCCATTGCTGCCCGCCTTCCTGCTTACATCATCGACGATACATGTTGCTGCGTCTCAATGCGTCCGTGCGTGTGTTGAGCTGGCATCACTGTCTCTATGCGTCTCGTGGCACTGCTACGGGGCAACACGTCTCTATGCGTCTCGATAAGGTGCAAATGGGCTGTATCGCATCATGCGATAGGATCAATTATCGCTAAAAGATAAACTAAAACAATAACATAGTGGCTTTGGGTCCTTCCTGGGGGTGGCCTGCGGGGGGCGGGAGACACCGACCGCGATTCACGCGCAATTTGAAAATTTCGGCAACGAAACGACTTTTGAGGCGTAATACTGTAACGTTTGGCAGAGAAAATGGGATACAATCGAACAGGGAAACGGCTGATACAGTTGGATTTAGACTGTATCGGGCAACTGTATCGGAAATTTCCCTTTAAAATCAATGCTTGATACAGTGAGTCAGTCAATACAGTAGGATTCTATATAGTTGTTTATAGAGAGGTATAAGCAGTGCGGAGCACGAACCAGTGGGAAACGCAAAAAGGGGTAAATAAGGAAAAGATATAGGAATCCGTATGTATTGACTGTATCAACTGTATCGGACGGGATAAGCTACTGATTTTTAATATGTATTTGCGATACAGTTGCCCGATACAGTTGCCTTACCCCCTACTGTATCGGTCGTTTCAGGATGCAATACAGCGTATTTTCGGAGTAAATAGGATACAGCGCATCTCAGCAAAAACCCCGCCGTAGCGGGGTCAAATGCGATACAATCCAAGATCGATCCTAGTCGATTTCGTCAGGTCGCGTATAAACGCGGCATTTTCCGTATTTTTTATTGATCTCCAGACCTGTGACCATGCCCTTTGATCTGTCCCACCCGACGATCTGCATAGCGCGGCCGATCTTGATGGTTTCGGTGTGAGGAACGGAACCGTCTCGCCCCATCATCTCTCGCCATATCTGAGCGATGCAGGTATCTTCGCGGTAAATCTTCGGTAGATCGTCGTCCAGGTCATCGAATTCAGCCCCTAGCGGAGTGTCCAGCCACGCGGCTATTTCGCCAGCCAGTGTCTCTTCAGAAGTCTCGACACGACGGCTTTCCTGCATCTCGTGGGCTATCTGAGCAGCTTCGTCCTGCATGTAGAGCGGCAGGGCTGGTAGATGTGCGTAATCCTTCGACATCTGCTGATAGATCGACACCGCCTCGGCCCAAATCTGCATGACGTTGGCCCGGAATTTCAGATTGTCGATCTGCCTGTCGCCGGGAAGGTTGCAGACGATAGGCCAGAAGCGCCGGCCACCGGTCTGGTCTCGCAGGTACTCGCGGTCGTTGGTCGATCCGATGAAGATGCACTGGCGACCGAACTCTTTCGCGCGCTTCTCCCACGCCAAGCGGGCTTTGTCGTGCGTGCGGCTAACGAATGCCTTCAGGTCGTTGACCTCGGATCGCTGCATGGCGGAAAGCTCACCCAGTTCAAGGATCCATTTGCCCTGCATCACCTCGATCATCTGCTTTGGGTCACCGACATCACCCGTCAGTTCGCCATACCATTGGAGCCCGAGGACTTCGATGAAGGTGGATTTACCCTTGCCCTGAACACCTTCCAGGATCGGGACGAAATCAAACTTGTGACCGGGCTGGAAGATGCGCGCCACGGCGCCGACGAGAGTGAGAAGGGCGGCTTGTCGGTTGTAGGTGTTGTCCTCGCAGCCGAGATAGTCGACGAACATCGTCTCTGCGCGGGGAACCCCGTCCCACTCGACGGACGTGATGACTTCCTTGACCGGGTGAAACGTCCGCTTGTGGGCGGCCATGTCGATCGCGCCGTGTAAATCGCGGTCGGAAACCTTGATGCCGTAGCCTTGAAGCTGCGTTTTTGTCTCGATCAGCGATCTGATGGCGATATCGTGGCTGTCGGTCCAGTTATCACCGTTCAGTTCGTCTTTCACCTTCCAGATCGAACTGTCGAGGTTGACCGGCTCGTAAGCAGCGTCGCGCTTCTTTTTCGCCCGCTTAGGTGCTGCTCGAAGCACCACTTCCTGTGCAAATTCGTTGAAATGGGCGATCCCGCGGACGCGCAGATCGTTTTCGACGATGAGATTGATATTCGGAAGGGTGGTTTTTAACTCGCCTTCCTCGTTGCGATGAAATCGCTGCATCCAGTTGGGGTCGATCTCGTCGACAATCTCCGCTTTCGCGGGAACTGGGGAGGGCGCATCGCCTAAAAGGTCGGAGAGATCAACGACCGGTTTGTCAAAGTCAGTTTCGATGTCGAGATCGAGATCCTGCGACATGCGATTGCTGTTTGCGGCCTGGATCAGCGTGCGGAAGGTGACCGGGTGCGGCTTGCCCTTGAAGGAATTCCACCTGACCTCGGAATATTTACGGTCAAACTTGGCAGATTGCTCGGACCAATCGCACCAGGCCTCGAAGCCTTCATCCTCGCCACGGAACTGGTGATGGAAGGCCATGCCGACGGTCAGCCAGTAATCGCGATCTTCGACCCAGTCTTCCGGCAGGTCGTCGAGGATGGCTTGAATTTCTTCTTCGTCGATGTCGAGTGGGTCGGCGCGGACGATTGCAAAAAGGTCGTCATCGTCAGGCTCGGCAGCCGCTGCGCGGGCGCCGCTGATCTTTGCGACCATCAGTTCTGTGAAATCCAGATCGAGCGGGCGCTCCCACCGATAGGGTTTACCGGTGTCGGGATGGATTGAAGGTGGAATGGCGACTTGGGTTCCGGTTCCCTTGAGGTCGATTTCCCAGTCGTTCTTTTTTACATCACGACCCTTTTTCGGGTCGAATACCATCTCGAAGCCGTCAGACTTCCGCAGCTTTTTGCTGGCGAGAGGCTCGGTCGAGAGAAAGTAGATGTGGCGGCTCTCTCCGCCCGAGCCTGAGATAACCCGAGGCAGGTTTTTCGCTGCCGGCATCATTTCTAACAAGGCTGACCATGCCTCGTTTGCTTTGGCAGGTTTGCGGATATCGAGGTCGATGACATGGAGATATAATCCGTCGATTTTTGACGGTTCTCCGGTTCTCAGGCCGACATTGTTGCCCTGACGATATGAGCCTCGAAGCTGCTCGGCCGAGTAGCGCGGTGCGGTAGACCAATAGTCTTCGATCGGCATCTTGTCGCGAGGTCGCAGCCAATGCAGCGCGGCACCCGCGTCGACGAGAGCGAGGTTTTCGGTGAGCATGGATTACTATCCCGTTCGATCAGGGAATGGGGAGGAACGGAATCAGGTCGGTTTTAGTGAGTCGGTCCTTTTCGTCCGGTCGATCGGCATTGGCTGAAACCTCCAGAAGCGACGAAATTGCCTTCGGAGATAACTTGTTCTCATGGAACCAGCGATAGATCGTGAAACGAGCGTTTTCAGTGGCTTCGCTTAACAGGCGCGTATTCACCTTCCCATCGTGAACGTACTCCGATGGGAGCTTGTCGCGCAGGAGGCTGTAAAGCGCACCTTCGTACAGCTCCTTGGTATTCGTAGGCTGATCCATATTCAAACCCCTAATGAAACATGGTGGCACCTTAGTCGTGCGAATTCAAAATTTCAACATAGGTGAGAAATAATTCCAACAGAGTGTTGCAACTTACGTCGGCTCGTGCCATAAAAATTGAAATTGCACGAGAGAAGTGTAATTCAACGCCGACCCATGGAGACATCAATGAGCTTAGAAGCCGCCGTTACCGAACTGACTTCGTCCATCAACAAGCTGATCAATATTACCCAGGCGCTGCACGATCTCCGCGCCGACGCCATTGAGAAGACCACGGCAGCCGCCGCGACCGGGTCCAAGTCCACGACGAAAGCCGACAAGACTGACAAGACTGCCGCCGACAAGGGTGCAATCAGCGACAATCCTGACAACCGCGTCAATCCGATCGACGCGCTGACCGACGCCGCCAGCGATTACATCGGCGCCAGCGATCGCGAAGAAGAGCGCGCTGCTCGTAAGGAGAAGGTCAAAGCTCTTCTCAATCACGAAAAAATCCGCGATCCCAAGGTTGAAGCCGGCAAGGGCCTATTCAGCACGATCCAGCCCGAAGCCCACGATCTTTTCAAGTCGCAGATCGCGAAGCTCAAGGAAAAGGGCGACATCACGACGCCGAAAAAGGCTGACGACGACCTCCTTGACTGATCCGGCCCCAACGCTCTCCGACTTCGGTCGGGGGCGTTTCGGCGGGAAGCGCAGAGCAGGACTGCAATGTTCTCCTCCTCCCGACAGAGTGGTCCAGGTTCCACCGCCTCCCATCTCTGCGCTTCCTCCCCAAACGCCTTCAGGAGAATGACATGCCTTCCCCGATTATGAAGTATTTCACGTTCGAGCACCTCCGCGACCCCGGTCTCAAGGAAGTCTCTCGTCAGTGCTCGTCGTTGGCGCGTGCGATGGAAGAAGAACTGCCCGACGGCCCGGAAAAATCGGCCGGCCTGCGGCTCCTGTTGCAGGCGAAGGATTGCTTCGTCCGCGCCAAGATGGACTGATCCATGAAGGCGCACGCTCGATTATCACCCTCATCGGCAGATCGGTGGATGACCTGCACGGCCTCGGTCGCGCTGATCGACCACCTGGTTAGCAAGGGAGAGCTGAGCGAAAGTGACCTCGATGAGGATTGCAATGCGCCGGCCGTCGAGGATGAAGATGAGCAGGATTACTCCGCCTATGAAGGCGAGACGCTCGATCTAAACAGGGATTCCACCGCCTATTCGGCGGAAGGAACCGTTATGCATGAGATCAGGGAACACTGCCTTGATCTCGGATGCGATCCGCATCACTTCGTCGGAGCCACGCTGACCGCCGACGGTCATTCGTTCGAGATTGACGACCATATGGCCGATCGTCTGGTTGCCGGCATCGACTGGATCCGCCAGCACACCAGCAATCCGCTGGTTGAGATACGCGTTGACCTGTCACGCTGGCTGCCCGGTCAGTTCGGAACCTGCGACACGGCGTTCCTGTATCGAAAGATGCTCGGGGTCAGCGACTATAAAGATGGGGCAGGGGAGCCGGTTGAGGTTGTCGGCACAAGGCAACTCCGTCTCTACGCCCTCGGCGCTTGGGAACATCTTGGTCGGCCGGAAGTTGAGGATGTCGTTCTCAATATCGACCAGCCTCGCGCGGGCGGGATGAAGTTTTGGGAAATCACGCTCGATGAGCTGCTGGAGTTCGGCGAGGAAGTGAAGCGGGTATTCTCGCGGATCGAGCGCGGCGACGTGGAATTCGTTCCCTCGACAAAGGGCTGCCGCTGGTGCCCCGTGCGCAAGACGAAGCGTGGTTGCGCGGCGCGCAATCAGTGGCTCATGCAGATGTTCGGCAGTGCGCTGCTCGACCCGAGCGAGCCTGAGCCGAAGTTCAAGGACCCTGCGCAGATGCCGCGTGCGCTGCGCTTCTACATCGTCAATCATTCCAAAGCCGCACGTGCCTGGCTTACCGAACTGCACCAGCAGTCGCTTCAGGCGGCGCTGGATGGCGACCCTGATCCCGGTTCCAAGGCGATCGATGGCGGGCTCGGAAATAGGTATTTCACCGCGCCTGCGGAGGCGGAGGCCATTCTGGTCGGCGCGTTGGGGGAGAAGGCTTACAAGCCTAAACAGCTTATCGGGTTCACCGATATCGACAAGCTCATGAAGCCGGGCAAGCGAAAAAAGGGCATGCCCGAACCGTGGGATGCTCTGCAGGAACTGGTCGACCGACCAGACGGGAAACCGAAACTGGTTCCCGTAGACCATCCAAAGCCGGCGTTAGAGGTCACGCCGATTGCGGATCAATTTGACGACCTCGACTAACCACAGCCGCTGCAACCGAACTACCGTGAAAAAGGAAACCGACAAATGGCAATCGAAGAAAAGTCCGACGGTCGCACCGTCCAGTTGAAGCGCGTTCGCCTCTCCTTCACCGACTCCCTGAAGGACAAAAAGAAGACGAGCGACGATCCCAAGGCCCTTCCGAAACACGGCTTGAACGTGATCAACGAGAAGGATTCGCCCTATTTTGATGAGAACAACAAGAAGATCATCGCTGCGATGAAGGCTGCTGGCGAAAAGGAATTCAAAAATCCTGACGCCTATAAGACCATCGCTGAAGATAACCCCAAGCGTGTTTGCTTTAAAAAGGGTGAGCGATTCAAGAACAAGGAAGGCAAGGTTTATGCGGGTTACGAAGGTAACACTGCATTTTCCGCATCAGGCCCGTCGGGCGGCCAGAAGCGGCCAAAACTTCTGGATCGTCGGAAGCGGATTCTCCGTGAACAGGCTGCAAAAGAGCAGTTGCAGGCGGGGAAGGTGTTCGAAGAAGCCGAAATCCTCGATATCTTCTACGGTGGCGTCATTGCCGACGTGATTGTTTCGTTCTTCGGCACGAAAAAGGGTTCGAACGGCATCTTCGCTTCTGCCGAAGCTATTCGCTCTCACGAGGAAGGCGAACGCATGGGCGGCGGTATCTACGTCGACGCAGACGACTTCGACGATCTCGAAGAAGATGACAGCTTCGACAGCGGTCCATCGACCTCCTCGGAAAAAGAGACCAAGTCCTCTGACGACGACTTCGACTTCTGATCCAGCGGAACTGGCGACGCAGAAACGTCGCCAGTTTCAACTTTCGAGAGGAATTTCTTGAGCCATGGGTGCGAAGCCATATGCCCTCTACAACGAGAACGACGAACACGCCGCAGATTGGCTCGAAAACCTTATTGCCCTTGGAGTCATTGCGCCGGGCATTGTCGATCGACGAAGCGTCGAAGATTTGCGTGGGGATGACCTTAGAGGATTTCGACAGGTTCATCTTTTCGCTGGCATCGGAGTGTGGAGTTACTCCCTCCGTCGCGCTGGCATCTCGGATGATACTGCAGTTTGGACTGGAAGCTGCCCCTGCCAACCTTTCTCCGCGGCAGGCAAAGGAGCAGGGATGGATGACGAGCGGCATTTATGGCCTGCGGTCCTCCATCTCCTCGGAGAGTGCCGCCCTGACATCTTTCTTGGAGAACAGGTTGCAAGCGCTGACGGCCTCGGTTGGCTCGACCTTGTACAAACTGACCTGGAAGCGGCGAGCTACGCCATCGGGTCGGTTGATACCTGCTCTGCGGGCAGTGGCGCACCGCACATCCGGCAAAGACTCCGTTTCAGTGCCTACGATATTCGATCTGCCTCAAGTCGGCGATCCGACCTGTCGATCCTCAGACGGGACTTCGGGTCCGGATTACGCGGGAGGATTATCGCTTCCGACAACAGCACAATTGTCGAACTGGGGAACTCCCACGGCGACGGAACCGGGCGGAACGGCCGAGGCGTATGTCGCTCGCTCAATCGAAAAAACGGGGAACCTGGCGCCGACGATGCTAGCGCATCAAGCGCCATTGGCGGGATGGACTACAGCTTCAGCGAGGGACTGGAAGGATTCCGGAGCGGACATATCTCCGAGACCGGACAACGGCAAAGAGCGACTGGATCAACTCCCACGACAGGCGAATTTGGCCGGTTGGCCGACGACAGATGCAAACATGGGATCGGGAGGCCGGAAGCCGAAAGACCAACTCAAACTCGTTCGGGAGAATGGCAGCAAAGTCCAGTTTACGATCAATCATGCTGCATTGTTGAGCGGCTGGCCCACGTCGACGACGACCAACAACGGCAAGGGCGAGACACCGGAGGCGCGTCAGGCGAAGGGATTTGGTCTGAACCTCGCGGACGCGACGAGTTTGACGGGATGGTCGACACCCACCGTGGCGGAGAGGGAGCGACGACCGGAAGTGATCGAGAAGATTGCACGGGATCGCCTCGAGAAACACGGTCAGACGACAGTGCCGCTCTATCACTGCGAACAGGCTCAATTGGCCGCGTGGCAGACGCCGACACTGGACAATTTCCGGAAGAGGGGCGGGGATCGCAGCGACGAGTTGGGGCCGCAGGAACTGGTCGACTGGACGAAGGTGTCTTTGTTGGCCGAATTGAACGGCCCGGCCCGACTAACGGCTTTTGGCGAGATGCTGATTGGCTCTTTTGCCGAGATGGAAAGTGGCGGCCAGTTGAGCCCTGCACATTCCCGTTGGTTGATGGGGCTGCCTTCCGTTTGGGATCTGGCAGCGCCTTTGAAGGCAAGTCGCGCCAAGGGATGCTCAAAGGTTACGGGAACGCCGTCGACGCGGAAGCGACGCGCGTCTTCATTGAGGCTTGTGCCGACTTCTTTGCTGATTTGGATGCTCGCCGCGTGAAGGCGGAATTGATTGGAGACCTGCTATGAAATTCACCGACCTCATGATCGACTTGGAAACCCTCGGAACTGCTGTGAACGCGCCCGTGGTTGCAATCGGCGCCGTTTTCTTCAATCCCGAAACCGGTGAACTCGGTGAGACCTTTGATGCCGCGATCGATGTTGAAGACGCAATGCGCTACGGCAAGGCTTCAGGGTCAACGATTCGCTGGTGGCTCGGGCAGGGCGACGCGGCGCGCCAGAAGGTCGTGCGCGGCAAGCATCCGTCGCACCTCGTTTTCACGAAATTCCACGAGTTCTGCCTGAAGCACGGCGACAACGTTAAGCCTTGGGGCAATGGTGCTTCGTTCGACATCTCGATCCTCGAATATGCGTTCGGGCGGATTATTGAGAAATCGGCCCCATGGAAATTTTGGAACGTCTGCGACTGTCGGACGATCAAGCGTCTCGCCGACGGGATTGTTACTTTCGATGAAAAGCTCGAGGGAACGGCACATACGGCACTCGATGATGCCAAACACCAAGCTAAGTGGGTTTCCGTATACTGGAGGGGGTTACGTCGTCGAGTTCATCCAACACATGAGGAGAGGCAGGCTGCGCCTATGCCTGTCGTCAAGACATCATCGGACCTGCTTGACGGTCTCTGATGTTCCTTCGTACCCGCTCAGCCTTGCGTGCCGGCCAACAGGCAATCAGTCGCATCGTCCGCACTGAAAAGGCGAAGCTGATCATCAGCGGCATGGGTTCGGGCAAGACCGGAGCCACGCTGGACGGATTAACCTATCTGCTGAATCGCTTCGACGTGGAGCACGTCCTCGTGATAGCGCCGCGCTATGTTGCCTTGAACACATGGCACGACGAGGTGAAGGCGTGGGCACACACACAGGCGATTTCCTGTGCAGTCGCCGTGGGCGACGCCTCCGAGCGTGCCGCCGCTATCGCGCAGCGCGCCGAGATTACCACCATCAATCCCGAGAACCTTCCATGGCTGGCGAAGCATATCCGCACGGTTGAGAACTGGATTTGGGATACAGTCATCATCGACGAGTCCAGCCGCTTCAAGGCGGGTGAGGCCCGCACAAAAGCGACCAAGACGAAGCGCGCCGACGGAACTGTCCGTGCTTCGAAAGGTGGCAACATGACCCGGTTTGGTATCATAACGACGGCGCGCAGGAAGATCGAGCGCATATTCCTGTTGACCGGTACGCCAGCGCCGCAAGGTGTCATCGACCTGTGGGCGCAGTCATATCTTCTGGACCAGGGGAAGGCCCTCGGCCGCAGCAAGTCGGATTTCGAGAAAGAGTATTTTGACCGGGATCGCTACACGCATGCCGTGACGATAAAGCCGGGGGCGGAAGCAAAAATCCTGTCGAAGATTGAGCATCTCATCGTCACGATCCCGCAGGAGAAAGTGGCCGATGAACCTCAGTTCATTCCGATGCCGGTCGATCTGCCAGCGAAAGCATTCGAGGAATACAAAGACTTCGAGCGCACGCTTTACACCGAGCCTTACGACGTGGAGGCGGTTTCGAGTGGCGTCCTTGCGAACAAGCTCTTGCAATTTGCGAATGGCAGTCTTTACCGGGAAGATCGAAGCGTTGTTGAAATTCATGACGCCAAGCTGGCGGCATTGGAAGAACTCGTCGACACCGCACACGGCGAAAACCTGCTCATTTTCTACAGCTTCAAATTCGACAAGGATAAAATCAAGACCCGGTATCCCGATGCTGTGGTCGCAAACGATTATAAGGGTGATCTTGTCGGCGACTGGAACAAGGGAAAGATCAGAAAGCTGCTGGCACACCCGGCATCGATCGGACATGGCACCAATCTTCAATACGGCGGACATATTGCCGCCTGGTATGGTCTGACGTTCTCCCTCGAGCTTTGGCAACAGGCGAACATGCGGCTACCACGACCAGGACAGACGAATCAGGTCTTGATTTACCCTATAATTGCTCGCGGAACTTACGATGAAAGGGCGCTCTCAGTCCTCAATCGTAAGGAGGCGACGCAGGATCACATCATTCGAACCTTTGCAATGAAACCTTGACTTTCACATTAGATGTGACATTTCATGACGGTGAATCGGGCCCCTTGGGGTCTTGATATTCCGTTTTGAAAGGATTCATCGTGAGCGTTCCCTTCCGGACACCTGAGAAACAGGTGCATCCTGAGTTTGCCCGACGCCTGCTGCAGGCTGCCGACAGCAATCCCCAGGTGCCGGCGCCAAATGAAGGTCGGCTCCGCTGGTTTGTTGAACAGCTTGATCGCCGCGGCTACAAAACTTCGCTGGAGACCGTGCGAAAATGGCTTTCGGGCATGACAGTGCCACGGCAGAAGATGTACGTACCCCTCGCTGAGATCCTCAAGGTTGACGCCGGCTGGCTTGCTGCCGGCACACCAGCGAAGGCGACCGGTGCGCAACAGCGTGCAAACATCATGTCTGAGCAGGGTGCCGCTAACGTAGTTGCTGGCTTTATACAGATGGACGGTGGGCAGGTCGCGGTTCCTCAACCCGACGACCGTGCAGCGCACGATAAGTCTGTCGACATGCATGCAATCATCCGCGGTGCAAAATACGACCTCACGATAACGACTCTCGTTCAGGGTCAGTTTAGAATCCCCGTCAACGCATCTGAGAACATCATTCTTGCCGTCGCACGCGACCCAGACTCAAGCTTCGGCGTAAAGGTGCTGGAGATCGAGTGGGATCGAGCACTGGAAGCCGGAAAACTCGAAAACGGAGCAATCGTTTTGAGCGATGATCTTTCCCCTTGGAAGGAAATCAAGTCGTTCACGGAGAGGCTGTGA